CAGCTGTTACTGCTTTTTTTTGAATTATGCAAGGTATAAACGCGGAGACGCTTACGCCGCTGTAAATGCGACAGAAGACTTGAAAGACGATGAGAAGGATTTGCAGAAAACTTATATCGGAATTAGTGACTTTATGAAGAGTGACTATCCTTTGGAGAGTGTGACATCTAAGAAAGCAAGCTAATGAAAATCGAACCAAGTGAGTTCTTGCCTATAGGTAATGAATTTCAGAAAATCTTCGGAATAAGCTTTGGAAAATTCATTGATATGCGGTTTCTTTTAGCGAGAAAAGAGTTAGTCTTCAATCTGCTGAAGTTCACAGATTGGCTTGAAGAGTGCTATCCGGATGAGTGTTCCATTGATGGAGTGAGTTATAATACTGTTGTCGAGCGAAAGTTTGGTAAGCGAGGTGTTAAAATGATAAAAAAGCTATTGAAATGAAATACCCACGTGTCAAAGCCGTGTGATGCCCAGCGTGGGGGCGGGATTGTAAACTTAGGAGTCACACGGCTTTATTTTGAAGTTTCATAACTACAAATAGCCTATCGCTAATGGTTGTTCCCTTGGGCAGGGAGATAGTTAATACCGCATCGTAAGATGTGAACACTTAAAATTTGCCGACAACCATTGGCACTTTAATTATAAAACAGGTGAAAGTTCTTGCCGATTTCCTTGCATATATGAAAGAAATTTCGTATCTTTGCAAGTGAATTTCGGTGAGACACACCTTTCAAAAACTGGTTAAAATTTAAGAATATGATTTCATACAAGTACAAGCTATATCGGACGAAGAAGACGAAGCATTTGGATAAGATGCTCCGTGAGGCTTGCTATGTTTGGAATCACGCTCTTGCCTTGCAGAAGAGATACTATAAGCTGTATCACAAGTACATTCCAAGATTTACTATGTATAAGCATTTCTCTAAGTGTTATAAACCAACATTGCTTAATTGTCAAACAGTTAGGGAGGTGTTGGATAGATTGGATATATCTTACAAGCGTTTCTTCAAGCATGATGCGAAGCGTCCACCAAAATTTAAGAAAGCAATAGAATTTGGTTCATTTGCCTTTCAACAAAATGGCTATTCCCTTAGTGGAAACGAGTTTGTGATAAACAAGATAAAGAAGTCATTTAAGTTCTCTCTGAGCCGTCCCTACGATGGCAAGGTCAAGAGGGTGTCGGTCAAGCGAAACAAGTTGGGCGAGTACTTTATCGTCCTTTGCTTAGACAAGCAAGCCGAGTCTTACGGAAAGTCACATGATGGTGCATCCGTGGGCATCGACTTTGGATTGAAGAAGTACATGACTTTGAGCGATGGGCGTGAGATTGATAATCCTCAGTTCCTTAAAACTGACTTGTTGGAGCTTAGACGCAGGTCTCGCAACCTCTCGAAGTGCAAGAAGGGCAGCAATAACCGCAAGCGCAAGAAGCTGGAATTGGAGCGATTGTATCGGGATATTGTGAACAAGCGTTCCGATTTCCAGTGGAAGATGGCGCATGAGTTGTGCAAGCGTTATGACTTGATTTGCTTGGAGGATTTGAACTTGGAGGGAATGAAGCGTAATTGGGGACGCAAGATGTCTGACTTGGCTCATGGCGATTTCGTTGTGAAGTTGGAACACGTTGCGAAAAAATATGGCGTTCAGGTTCATAAGATTGACCGATTCTTCCCTTCGAGCCGCCTTTGTACTTGTGGTTATAAGAATGATAAGCTGTCATTGAGTGATAGGGTTTGGACTTGTCCTATTTGTGGTGCAGTTCATCCTAGAGACCTCTTTGCAGCTGAGAATATACTTCGGCAGGGCATTGCCGAATTGGGTAGTGGTAGTAAGCCGTCCGAGCAATCGCAAGGGTGCAGCCACGTTAGTCACCCAACAATTCCTTGCAAGTAGCGAGGGAGTATGTCAAACCAGGTCACTGGGGAGGTGTTGACACCAACAAGGGTTTAAATCCCTTGTCATCCACTAATTTTAAAAGGTAAAATCATGAATGAGTATTGTGAGAATCTGATTTCAAATGGAGTTCCTAGCTGGATAGTAGAGGAGGCTTATAAATTTACAATTGAGGCTTTGAAATCAGCAGAAGGTTTGGTAGGAATTGATAAGGAAAATAGTGAGCTGTATAGAAATGTCATTATCGCAGCCTACATTGAGGGTGCTAGTGCTACATTGGTAAAAGTGCAAAAATATTATGGCGGTGAGGAACATAGTTAGACAATGGAACGAGGCAACTGAAGGACATTCGTACCGCTTCAAAGGTGGAGATATTTTTCTCCGGTTGGTTAAGGCTGAAGGCAGTTATGAATTGCGTAACGCTATAGGTTATGGTGTTCAAGTAGTCAAATGCAAAGACTTGGATGAAGCAGATACAAAAGCCAAGGAAGTGCTAGAAGCGTTTTTTGAAGACAAAGTAAACATAAAAGTTATTTGATTATGGACTTAGAAATGTTGATTGATAAGATAGACTTTAGTCAAGGTGCAAGGCAGATAGCCAAGCAAGCCTTGGAGTTGGGAATGAAATATCAAAAGGAAGGTGCTTGGCATTCGGTTGAAGAATTGCCGGAGTACAACAGACGCATTGTCGGTCTGACTAAGGTTCGTAAGCGTTTCAAGCATCTGAATTTCTTAGGCGAGGAATGGTGGAATAGGTTCACGAAATCAAACGCCATCTATAAATGGGCTTATGTGGATGATTTGATATGATAGTAATCGTAGAAATCCATAATGCTATTTTGTTTTAAAGGTTTGCCCCATCACTATATAATAATGTAGTGGTGGGGATTTTTTTTGTGTTAACGTCAGTAAATTGTCGGTGTTATATGTTATGATATATTAAAGAACAAAAGAAACACATTAAAAAGTTTGCATATTTCGGATATTCTTTGTATCTTTGCATTGTAATTAAGAAACAAGGTTACTAATTTAAAAAAGGTGAGACACACCACAAAAACTGTAAGAAGAAAGTGGAAAAGAATAATGTTTATGTAGAGGTGTTGACAAAGATTGCCAGCCTCATGGGTAGAACAAAGGAGTCTATCCAGATGTCGTCTTCAAATACTCATACGAGTATTACGATGTTTGCCGAAAATAATAGCAAGATTATTGGAAATTGGTATTTTGATGCTTCCGATAGCAAGGAGTTGGTGGATGCTACCTTCAATGGTCTGAAGGCTTTGGTTGAGTCTCTTGAGCACAATAAGAGCAATGACGGACAAGCAGCGTAAGTACATAGAAAGTCTTATCAAGAAAGTGTTTCGTAATGCAGATTCGCAGAGCGAAATACTTTCCAGATTGGATAGGGTTAAGATTTCAAGCCATCAAGCTTCAGTAATGATACATGCATTGAAGTTAGAGTGCAATATCGGTCGCTCCGTTCCGGCATATATGTTAATGGCAAACAATCTAAATTCAAAAATGGATGAGTTCTTTAGTATATTAGGGTACGATGAATGACGTATTCTTCAAGAAGAAAAGAAGTTGATATGAAAAAGGTAATTATGATAATAGCCGTTGCCGCCATTTTGGTAGGTTGCAAAGGTAAGGGTACAAGAGTCCAAATCTCGGATTCTGTTGACAAATTCAAGGTCGAGAAATTGTTTGTTGTAGATAGTATAACAGTGTACAGGTTTTATGACAATGGAAATGCTATCTATTTCACTAACCGGAAAGGTAGGGTAGATGCGACCCATTCCGAGTACAATCCGGTTACTCACACATACAATGACGAGGTTAACGAAACTTTATGTGAAGGAGATTGAAAAATGGAAAAGAGATTAACTAAGGAAGAGTTCCTTAAGGACTTATGGCATCCTGCTAGCGAAATGCCTGATAAAAATAGAACATGTTTGGTAAGAGTTGTTTATCATCCTAAACATGGGATGTTTCAAGATGAAGAAAGAATAGAACAATCATCTTTTCACGATTTTGGATGGTATGATTACGATTTCAAATATATTGGAACTAATTATGATATTATTAGCTGGCTCTATATTAGTGATTTACTTCCAAAGGAAGGAGGTGAACAATGACTAAATGGTACTCTGTAAAAGAAGCTCCAAACTACGAAGAATGGATTCTTACAGAATGGTATGATGGAGACGATGGAGGTCTTAAGTACGAAGCTGATTATCTTTACTCTTTTGTTTATTGGAAAGATTATGTAAGGAGAAACAACATCACAAAGTGGTGTTATATTAAAGATATAAAAGATTAGGTATATGAAAGTACTTAAGAAGATTTTTGGTGAGCATGTTTTCGATAATCGAAATAAAGGCTTGTAGTGTTAGTCCGAATTTAAAGAGGAGGTTTGATTATGAAATTATCTGAAATAGAATTAGATTTTTTGTATGAGAAATCTGCCGAGTTGTTTAGAGATAAAGTAAAACAACGAGGGGAAGATTATGAACATGATAATAGATGCGCTTGCCCTGAAGCAATTCGCAGAACTCATCTACGAACTCTTGCAAGAGAATCTATAGAAGATGTTAAGATTTTAATTGAAGAACTACGTAATAATGGTTATGAAGCTTAATAAAATGGTTTTTGACGATAAGAAAATAGAAGCTGCTGCTAATAAGCATATTGAGACAGAGTATGCTAGATACAATAGTGGCGAGGTTGAGGAAGAAATGATTTGTCTTAGGGGCAAAGATAGCTTCAAGGCTGGCGCTAAGTGGGCTATCAATGAGTTGATGAAGAATTTATGGCATCCAAATACAAAAGAGCCAGATAAGAGCAAGAGCGATATTATTACCCTTGGTTTTGATAACGATGCTTATCTACAATATGAAAAAACTTGGAATTGAGCTTGATTGGGTAATGGTTCTTACTATGGAGAATGATGGATTTATCGCAATACCAATGGTAGCAGAATATCGTGTTCCACATAAAGATAGTGGGCGAAAATCTGGTTGGTATAAAGACGAGATTGATAATCCAAACAGGAGAATTGACGATTGGACTAATGTCATCATGTTCAAACTTTTAGATAAGCCTAATATTGACGGAATAAGGGATTCTATTCTTGACAAATATAAAGAGGCCGAAGGTATTACAGATACTCATGCTTATAATTTGTCTTTCAATGAGACGGTTGTTAAACAATGTAAGGGGATTAAATGATTATAGCTTATGAAATTAGAAGACATCAAGTTCAAGGCTAAACGTCTTGACAACAGAGAATGGATAATCGGAAGCTTTGTTGTAATGAAGATTCCTGCACTTAGCAAAACTACTATAGGTATCGTAGAAGCAGGCGGTGCAACGCTTCATGAAATTGACCCTGTTACTGTCTGCCAGTTCACAGGGCTAACAGACAAGAATGGAATACCTATCTATGAGGGGGATATTGTTATGTACAAAGATAACAATGCGGAAAGAAGAGGTGATATTAATTGGGATAGTAAAGCTGCTGCTTTCTGTTTTGGGCAAGATTTCTTATTCTACTACTCTTCTGAAGATATGGTTGTTGTTGGTAATAAATACGATAAGTAGGAATAGCGTATGATAGAAAAGATATTAGAAATAGTAGCTCAAAGACTGAATGCTTTAGCCACAAAGATTTTTAAGGAAGAGTCTTATCTTCCTCCTCTTTCAAGAAGAGAACGAAGAAAGTTTGAACGTGACAACCAAAAAGCTGAGAAGAATATAGCATTATGTCGTAGATGCATGAAGAACTCTCCTAGTTGGTGGTGTCCAGGAGAACGTTGCTATTTCTTCCCCTATCGAAGACACGTATTATTTGGAGATAAAAATAAGTAGTATATGGAAATTGTAATTTTATATATAAGTGTTAGTCTAATTTACATCTTTCTTGTTTGCTTGGATGGAGAAGATGTAAAACCGAAATGGAAACAATGGCTAGCTGACAAACTAGGCATCAAGCCAAAGATAGATGTTAGATACATAAAGCCACAAGTCGTTAAGCTTCGTTCAAGAGTTACAATGTCGAATTTTGAAATGCAATACTATTGCCGTGACAAATCTGGCATGGAGCAATTGAAGAGAAGAGCAATAGAAAGTGTGTACGATGAAATTCTTAAGGGAATGAAGGCAAACGAATTGGTTTCCATTTCGCAATATAATGACATTTATAGTACTAACACTATTTATGAGGGGACATGTGAAATTTATAAAAACAAGTAGTATATGAAGATAAGACAAGCTAAGAAAATCTTGAATATGATGGCGAAAGGAACGGACACACGTTACTTCGATTCAAAATATACATTCAAGAAAGAGAGTAGATTCATTCCTAGATTAAAGAATCTCTATCAGAAAGCAACTATCAGATGGAATAAGGTAAATATGCCGAGTGCCAACGTTAGTTTGTTTCGTTCAATTTTGAGAACTTCAAAGGAATGCAGTCGTTGTAAACATTTCAATGGTATGCTTGCAGGAAGATGTACTAAACTACATAAGTATGTTGAAAGCAGCGATTGGTGTCATGGAACGTTTTTCCATAGAAAGTGAGGTTGACATGAAAATAAGACAAGCTAAGAAGATAATGAAGCAAGTCTATAAGACTAGATATTGGGCTTATAGGCAAGGCTATTATTGTGGCAAGAAAGATGCTGGAAAGCTAGCCGGAGACCATCGTTTGTTAAAGGCTATGCGTCTTACAAAGAAGTGGGAAAGTCGCAAGATACGAAATGATGTGAATAAAATACTGGAGAAGAATCCGTTCAAACCGAGGGATCTTCAACGTAGTGCTTTAAGATTAATGAGATATGGATGTAGCAAAGCTTAATCAGGAAATTTTAGGCGTAGATTTGGAATACAAAAACGTCTATATTGATGCGGAGAACACAAGAATGATACGTGCCAAATTACCTTATGGGTATTGCGATTTGGTTCGCACAGATGTGTGGAATGGTCGTGTGAATCATCCGGAAGAGCATGATATTGTAAAATATACGGCAATCTCTTGGTATATGGAAGAATTTGTCGGTGGAGTTGATTTAGGTCGCAACTATATGCATGCTAAATATAAGTTCTTCGAGTTGGTTGTGAATAAAAAATATATTTTGGAAATGAAACATAAGAAAAATGAAAATGCTAGATAATAAGTTAATCATAGATATTCCTAAAGGAATGGAAGTGGATATTGAAAAAAGTGACTTGAAAGCGGGCATTATAGCATTCAAGAAGAGACCCTTCAGCTATGAGGATGTTATATCTACTTTAATAGACCGTGGTCTTAGTCCTGTCGTTGCTAATGTTACTAATAGTAATGTAGAGAAAATTGTTGCATTGGATAAGTTAATGGATATAGCTAAGTGTTATAATGGAGATTGGAAACCGGATTGGAATTCTAAAGAATGCAAGCATAATATCATGCGAACCAGCGAATACGGTATTACTTCTAGTAGTGATTATAACGAAGGTGCTATTTACTTCAAGAACAAAGAAGATGCCCAAGCCGTTATTGATAATCCGAATTTCAGAAGCATTCTTGATGCAATCTATAAGGACTAAGGCTTATGAAGGAAATGTTCTTTAAAAGTGTAAAGTTCCGTGAAGTTCAGCATTTGGCATTCTCGGATGAATATATAACTGCATACGTATCGGTGAACCATGTTCCTAAGATACACCTAAGTGTAAATACACCTCGTGATGAATATGGGTTTGCGAAAGGTAAATCAAAGCGTTACTTTAGAGTGGGGTTTGGAAAATGGCTCACCGAACGAGCGTTTGTGAAGAAATATTTTAGTGAAGAATAAATGAATATAAAAAAGTCAGATATGGGAAATAAGATTAATGTAGCGGAAATCCTAAAGGATAAGCCGAAAGGAACTAAGTTGTACGACTTATTACGCAATATAGACGTAGAGTTAGGTAAAGTCCACACAACAGACGTTGGTACTTATATAGAATGTACATCAACTAATGAAGTAGGCAGTACTCTTTTGTTTGATTATTCAAAACTAGGTACAGAAAAATGCTGGCTTGAAGGCTTACGGATTCTCCTTCCTTCTAAGAATATGCGTGACTGGGGCAAATTCGCATGGAAGAAGGGCGATGTGCTTATCAATAGTTGTGGATTTCAGTGCATTTTCAAAGAATGGGCATCTGATGATTATACAAAGTTCAACGGATGCTATTCTAATAGTAGGGATGGTTACGAAGACGTATCAAATGCAGAAACAGCTAAGTTTGACAAGTTAGATAACAATATTGCCTATGGATATGTCAGAGAGATTGAAAGAAAATTAGGTGGCATACTAAACCTTGAAACTTTGGATATTGAGAAGGCTCAGCCAGAGTTCAAGGATGGTGATATACTATGTGTAATTGAAAGTTCTAACAATTATCACTATATACTTATATACGAAGGTCAAGATGATGAACATATTTATCGCTATGTAACAATGCTTGAGAATAATTCTTTAATTATAGAAAAGGGTTCTTATTTTACAAAACCAAAAGACTATTCTATGCGCTATGCCACAGAAGAAGAGAAGCAGCAGCTCTTTGACGCTCTCGCAAAGAAAGACAAGGCTTGGGATGCTGAGAAGAAAATGATTGTTGATTTGAAGAAAAAAGTCGAGCTTAAACCTTTTGATAAGGTTGTAGTAAGATGTAGCGAAGCAGATAGATGGTCTATAGATTTCTTTAGTTATAAAGCACCTAACGGATATATATGTACAGGAGACGCTTGGTTTGGATATTGTCTTCCTTACAATGAGGAGACTGCAAAGTTAATAGGTACAACTAAAAATATGGAGGTTTAAGATATGGACGAAGCTTTTAAGAAGGAACTTATAGAGCATTGTAAAAGGCAAATGCAACGCTTTGAGAGAATGGGAAGAACAGATTCTTTCGCATATAAAGAACATGCTGTTTTACTTAGTTTTCTTGAACGTCCATATTTACCTTTTTAATATAGTAATAGTTATGATAGACATAAAGAAAAAAATCCAAGCCGCCAGAGATTACGCAAGAAAAAGCTATCGTGTAATCAGAAAGGTTAGCAAAAACGGCTTTATGGTTCAAAGAGATAAAAATGCCGATAAGCATTTCTTGGATGGCATTGATTGGGCAGAGAAAGAGATATTCAAAGATTTGATTCATAATGCTAACGAAGTTCCTCAAATTGGCAGAGGAAGGATTCTTGCATACTCAAGAGACTGCGGTTATAGAAATCTTTACAACCTATACGATATGATGTACAAGACTGATTGCGGCACATATCAAGAAATGTGGGAATTAGAAGTTAAAGCTTACTATTTGGATGGTTGGATATACGCAGATGAATTGTTTGACTTAATTATCAAAGGAGGTGATAGCAAATGACCGATGCAGAATTTAATAAGTTTGTGCTTATGCTAGAGAATGAAGCGTTTCGGTTTTCGAGAAGCCAAAACGAATTTAAGGAACATCGAGTAGTGATAGAACAGTCTTTCAAGATAGGAGGGATGTTCATCCTTCGAGAGTTGGAAAAGTATTTTAATCAAAAGAAGTAAGCGTATGATATTATATGAGAATCAATGTTTTGAGCTTTTAAAAGCTTTGTGTTATAGTGTCCCACAGAATCCAAATGTCGGTAGGTTTGAGATTGCAAACGTGATACTTGACACATTACAAAAAATAAAAGATGCGGATTAACAGCTTTCGGGCACAAATTTAAAGATAATGACAAAGGAAGAAATATTGGAAAAGGCATCTGATTTTGAGGATGAAGATGAGTTTGTGAAGTGTGATAGATTGCCGTTCACTGAAGAATTGTGGCTTTTACATCAGCTAGTGTATATCGGCTTGTCTTGTACCTATACAGGTCGTGGCTATATAATTGAGAAACTTAAAGATTAGTAAAATGGAAGCGAATGATTATTTGAAGGCTATGCAAGCTATGGACGAATTGGATAGACTTGTAACTAGTGTTTATCCGGATAAGTTCAAGTTGGTCTGCAAGAAGCATGGAATAGATGAATGCGAGGCGATGAACATGTATTCGTACTTGCAAAAGATGCAAAAAGGTCAGTCTTGGTTAGTTAGATACAAGCCATTGGAATATCTAGAGCGTGTATTAACACTAGCCAAAGAAGCTTATGCGTCTTACATGAACAACGGCTTGATTCTAAGTATGGTCAATTTTGGTGATAAGTACACAAGAATACTTGTAATCTTTGAGAAAGATGGAGTGAGAAGCCAACAGGAATTTGACCTTAGAGAGCAAAGAACATATGTTGATATAGCGGACTTTATTGGAAATGGTTACTCCATCGTATCTGTTATCCGTCAGTCTGACAATGTTGATAGCGAAAAATTTGTTGGAGAAAAGGATGAGCGAAGTCATAGTATTCCTATTTACGATGGTGATGTAATGCTTTGTTACGTGAATAAACCGGAATTTTGGAGTTCCGATTGGCGTAATAGCGGACTTTATATTTGTGAGAACGGCTCATATCATAGATTGCTATACACCCCGAATAAGGGGTACGTAAGACATGGAGAGCCTGATGTAGATGAAGACTTCACCATTGATATTGGGGAAAAATCCTTCAATAGTTATGTTATGACTTTAAGCCAGTCTTGGTATAAGTTGGGTAATGTTCATGCAGGTATAGGCTTTTTGAAGGAGAAAGAATAGAAGAGTAAAAGGAGAGGAATATCATTTCCCCTCCTTTGCCCTAATCTCCAGCTCGATAGGCTTGCCGCAATGGGGGCAGATGATAGCCGGATGCGATAAGGTTTCACCATCAATAGCAAGGAAACTAGATGGCGAGCAACCACAAATACTAGCTATTTGTTCTACTTTCGCAAATGAAATTGAGCCATTATTGATTTGTTGCGATAAAGCTGATTGGGTAATACCTAACTTTTCAGCTACAGATGAAATGGTTTGCCCATGACTCCTAATTATTTTCTTTAAGTCCATACCTTATTATATATAAGTGAATACTAATATTTATTATGCTGCAAAGATAGCTTATTTTTTTTAAACTGCCAAAGAAAAAGAGTTAAATATTAGAATTAGCTAATAATTAGTGAATAAATGTTTAGAAATAGCTTATAAGTGTTAAATAAGTGGTAATATTAGAAATTTCTTATAGAAATATTTGGTAATATTAGAAAAAACTACTATCTTTGCAGTGTCTTTAAGAGATAAAGGCTTTAAAGTTTAACTATTAATTGCTGCTATGCAGCCGAGTCGGCACTCGTAAAACGGTTTGAGGATATGACTACTTCAATTAAGAACAAGATGAGAAAGGTAATGCAGTTAGCACATAGAGCCTATCAGTTGAAATCAAGTTCAATGTCTTGGGTTGAGTGCTTGAAACAGGCTTGGCAGGTTGTAAAGCTTGAGTCAGCGATGAAGACCAAGGTAGTAGAGTTCTTCTTTATGAAGATGAATGGTGAGGTAAGACAAGCCTTTGGTACTCTCCTTCAGAGCCACATTGACTATACTCCAAATGGTACAGGGCATGCAGCATCAAGAGATTGCATCCGCTATTGGGATGAAGCAAAGGGCGCATGGAGACAATTCAAGGCTTACAACTTCTTGCGAGTTGCATAAAGATATATTCACGTTCTAAGGTGTTTGGCGAGGCTTAATAGGGGGTGTGCCTTTAAACACCCCTTTAGTTTAGGACTTTTAAAGTATTTGAGATATGGAGACAATTGCTAAGTGTTTGAAAGAAGTGTTCTACAAAGGGCATCATATTACCAAGGTGGAGGACGTATTCGGTCAGGTTGCCGTTCGCATTGATAATGTTGTTGAACCAGACTATGCTAGCATAGCCGATGCAAAACGAGTAATCAATGGTAAAGCCCCTAAGTGGTTTAATGATGGCTATATGTGGGACGAAGCCAGCAAGAAGGTCGTAAAAGCCCCTAACGCTTTCCGATGGGAGGAGTAAGAAAAGATAAGGTAAAGAACTTAATACAATTGATTATGGAAAAGTTTAATGATGGCAATTATGTATTCGAGACAACAAACGAGTTTCCGGATGGCTATGAGATTTGGGCGATTGGTCGAAGAAATTTCAAGCACAAAGGCTACGTACCATTGTGTGAGGTCGATGAGAGCTGCTACGTCAAAAGAGATACCTTGAAGGCTTTGAAAGTAAAGGATGAAGCATTAGCTTTGACTTTGCTCTCTGAAGCCGTTAAACGAGGTGTTAACAAGAAGAAGTATAACATAATGATTAATGCAAAAGAAAATGGATGAGAATTTTCTGAATGTGCTCTATATCGAGCACACGGATAAAATAGGCGTTCTAAAGGACGATAAGGACGAAAGGGTATCAGTTATCCTTGGGACGGACAAAACGCTTGTAGAACGCAAAAGAGAGGGTAAAACGTACCTTCTTGTACCTTTGACAAAGAACCATACTTTTGTTTGCAAGGGTAATAGTATTGATGTGGATGGTGAGCATATTAAGAGTGAAATCTTTTTCCGCAAGGATGCTTGCCAATGGATTGAGATTGATGAAGAAACATTATCTAAGGTTGCGTAATAAATAAGGAGTTTAAGCTATGAAAGTATATGTAGTAATTTCTTCATACCAACATGGGTTGGGTGAAGCAGTGGAGGTTGATGCAGAAGTCTTCTCTACCATAGATAAGGCAAGAAAAGCGATAGGACACAAAGGGATGAACACTTTGGAGAATTACAAGCGAGTTTTAAATTGCGATGATTATCTATACAATATCTCAGATTCTTTCTTCCATATCTCAGACAGCGAAGGAGAAACGTGGGACAATTTTGACATCGTAGAACAAGAATTAAAATAATAAAGCTATGAAGATTGATTTTATCAAAAATGTTATAGAAGTTGCGAAGAAGTGTGGTTGCCTTGTGACAATTACACTTGTAAATGGGCAGGTATCTCATGTAAATTTTAGTAAGCATATAAAGAAGTTTACTACTACAGATGATGTTATCTACAACGAAGAGGAACATATTGTGACAATAATTGATACGGATGGAAGTTGTGACTACATTGATAGCGATTCCATCATTCGCATATTTAGTAAAAAAGGTGTTTAACAATTGATTAGATAAGAATATGGATGCAGGTCATGTGAATGTGATATTGGGCGAAGCCGAGAATAAAGGTCTTAGAGGAAATATCAACTTGGTAGGTGGAGCAAAGATAAGTTTCGACTTCAATAGTGTTGGTGGTGAAACCTCTTTCAATTGCAATACAAAGAACAGAACACTTATGATTGGGAGTGGAAGTACAGTAGTGTTTACACGTAAATATATTGATTGTAGCTCTATTCAGTATATTGAAGTGCTTGAACGTACAAACTAATTATAGGAGACAAGAATATGAATATACTAGACTATTATGAGGTTGTCACCTCAAAGATTTTCAAGTTGGAAAGCATGAACGAGGGGCTTGTATTGATAGCACCGGAGCAGGAGGTAGATGGAGTCCGTTCCTTGATGGTGGGATTATATGTCCCTGAGCATGAACGATACAAGATATATACTTTCCGTTCATCTATGAACGAGGGCGAACTTGGCGACAAGTACAAGGCGATGGTCGGCACGATGGATGTGCTTAAACCGGATTGGGACAGAATTAAAAAGAAAAGACGGAAGAGGATTTAACCTCTTACCGCCTTAAGGATGCAAGCTATTTCAAGATTATTTTTAGAAAACATGAAAATAAATTAGAGTTTCCTTGTATTTCTCGAAGGTTTTTGTTACCTTTGCGGATGCAAATAATAAAACAATGAGCTTATGAAAGTATTATCAATTCGTCAGCCGTATGCTTGGTTAATCGCTATCGGCTGCAAGACCATTGAGAATAGAACATGGAATAGAAAGTTCCGTGGTCGTTTCCTTATTCATGCTAGCCAAGCCAAACCCGAAAAACTTGACGGATGGCAGGAGAGCGCAATGAAGAAATATTGCCAAGAGCATGGTATTGTTATTCCAGACTTCAAAGACTTGCCAACGTCAGCCATTATCGGCAGCGTAGAGTTGGATGATATTCAGTATCATGAGGCTTATCCGGATGCATTTGCTGAAGATTTCCAATATCATTGGTTCTTGAAGAATGCTAAATTGTTCGATGAGCCGATTAGAAACGTCAAAGGCAAGTTATTCCTCTGGGATTATGAGTATAATGAAGCCGAAATGTAAAATAACAATACTTTTGTAATAAAAATACAAGTCATTGAAAATTAGCGCAAAAGTGTTTGTTGTTCTAAGGGTTAGATAAGATGTAAATGTAAAAATAAATAAAGCCTCAACCTCTAACGAGATTGGGGCTTTTACAGTTGTCCTAGTGTGTCTCACCATTATTATTTCGTTCAATCAAAGGTAAGATACCTTTCTCCTTTAGGAACTCATAGAGAAAGAAACGCCCTTTTTGAGTCCATTTCGTGTTGTATTTGATGGTTTGTTTTCCATCATTGTGCGTAATGGTCACTGGCTCGCTATTCACATATCCCTTATCCAAATATTGGCGGTACAAGACCCATTGGTCAGAAACCTTGTGCTGGATACCATGCTCATGCAACAGTTTGTTGAATGCTTGCGGACTCATTCCGTAATCCTGCGCCATTGATGTAATCACGCTTGTGCTCTTGTTCTTCATCATCACATCGAAGTAAGTAGTCTTAGGCTTCATTGTTGTAATCTGTGCGCTCAGTCCGACAATCTCCTGCGATGCCTTGGCAAGTTCCTCTCTCTGTTGCTTGTTCTCCAAGGTCAGCACTTGGTTCTTCTCGAACTGGTCAGCCCAAGCTCTTGCTGCTATAGCCGGATTGGTGAAATCGGGCAAAGATGGAACACTCTGCATTCTTACCTTTTTCTCAACCTCAATGAAGTACTTGCGAATCATCCTACCTTTCTCATTGTTCTCAATCATACACAACTCCTTCGCCATGTCTAAAGATAGGGCGTACTCCTTGCTTGGTCTGCCACCTTTTGAGTTTTTAAGATTTTCCTTAAAAACCTCATAGTCTTGATTTTCAACGAATCCGTACTTTTCAATACGCTCTTGAATCCAATTCGCAAATTGATACTTGCTACCCAACTTTTGGTGCAGCTCTCTTGCATTGATGGCTTGCTTACCATCACGTTCTTCTACCTTGATGAGTTCAAAGCCTTCAACCTTGATTTCATCACTCTGATTTACAAATGCTCCCAGCATGGGTGCATCATTCAAATTCTTTTCTAAAAAATCTTTCATTTCTTAATTTGTTAATAATTATATTTGGCTGTGGTGGAAACGAAAAGCCCCATCCGCTAATGTGGAAAGTGCGGACAGGGCTTGTGTCACTCATCCACTATTGTAGAGCGATGGACGGAATGACGACACTCCACGCTTGGAGTTATTCAAATAATATGCTTAATATAAATTATTAATTATCTCAAATATCAGTCAGTCGTGCGCTCTACTTCACAACCTTGTTATTTCGGTTGCAAAGTTAATGCTTTTCTCTTTAACTTGCAAACGCTTTAGTGTTTTATTTGAAACGTTAACGTTTGTTTTACTTCGGAGGACTTCTGCCCTCACCAGCACGACCAACTATTGCGGCACATTTCTGCACATTACTTCTTCTTTCCATTGCTCACGGAATTTAATTGTTAAACATCAAAGATAATGTGCAGTTGTTTCGGTGTGCCTCACGAAATCTATTACAAATCACACTCGTATGAGTATTGTTTTTTCAGCTTGTTCAATGCGTTCTCGGTAACGTAGTAGATGTTATCGAAATATTCGCTTTTCTTGATGCTTCGGCTTTCTTTCAGCTCTACCTTGTGATTGAATGTCACTTCGTAGCGGTTTGCGATGCTTGTAATCAAGAAATCAACCTCACGCTTATGTCTGTCCAGATCGGTCTCTTTATACTCACCACGCTTGATAAATGCGTCCTTGTTCGTCTCTTCGATGGTAGCAACCATGTTGCCTTGCATCACTATAATCTTTGCGCTCATATCTAGTTTCTTTTTAATCGTTAATAACCTTGTTAAGCAACTCTAATCAAGTTGTAGTTCTTGAATTGTCTCCATTCTCCCTTGACCTCATCCCAATACTTGGTGCAGTCCTTGCAAGCGTAACCCTTGCCGTTTGGAGTGTAGTCAATGTGACTATCCATCAATGTGCCGAAAGCCTGACGAATCTCACCATTCATTTTCTGAAAGTAGAACTCAACGACCTGCTTCTTCATGCGAGCCTTCAGCTTGATTACCTGCCAAGCTTGCTTCAAGCATTCTGTCCAACTCATGTAAGCACCCTTAAGCTGAAATGCTCTGTGAGCCATATTCATCACTTCTCTCATCATATTCTTAAATGTAGTAGCCATAATCTTTCAATTTTAAACGTTAAACTTAAATTACTTACTTTGCAAGTCCGATGCTCTCACGCAAGAAGCTCTTGGCCTCATCGTTGTTCATATTGAGCTTAGTTGTTATCATATTCAACATTCTATCAACGTCCTTTTGGGTGTTTATCCTGTTGCTTACGAACTCTATCATAACGAACTTCTGAATCAAGTTTCTTCTTATCATTGAAGTAGTCATATTGCTATACCGTTTTACGAGTGCCGACTCGGAGGTGCAACCTCAACTAAATGAATAATGTAATTGTGACCTTTGTTTCTTAATCACGATGCAAAGATACTAAGTTTTATCCTAACTACCAAATATTTTATTAAGTTTTACCTTAACTTTAACCTTTGATTGCTGATTTAATATACAAATTAAGATATGTTTGCATTGTTAGGTTAAAAACTTAGTTTTTCATAATAAGTTTGGCAGTTTGCGAAAATATGTGTATCTTTGCAACATCAATAAATAAAGTTAGAGCTTAATATATAATAAGGTATGGATATACGAGGCATAATTAAACGAAAAGGCTTTACGCTAACGTATGTAGCTGATAGGCTGACTAACAAAAAAGGTGGTAAGGGAGTATCTTTGCCATCCTTGATACAAACTATTGATGGGAATCCAACTGTCGCCAGTCTTCAGGAGATAGCAAGCATTATAGGTGTAACGCTTGCAGAACTAGTTTCCGAAGCTGATTGTTCAGATTTCATCGCCCTAATAAAACAAGGTGGTGAGTTGTATTCCGCATCGTCCATCGCTGAGGCTAGGGTCGTGCTGGACAAGCTGGAAAGTGTTAAGTAACGTGGGGTGTTCCCCACAAAGTTCAATAATTAAAAGTTTGGATCATGAAGAAGAAATTGATTATTGCCATCATCGCAGTATTCGTTTTGCTAGGTGGCGGCATTGGTGGATATGTGTACCATTCCAACCAAGTTAAGGATGAAAAAATGGCTAATTACAAGAAGGCGTTGTCTGATTATCGCTTCAATAGCAATAGACTAATATATTCTTTGGATTTCGTAGCAACGGATTTTGTTATTAATTGGAACTCAGCCATAATGAATAAAAAGGCTATGAACGCAAAGAATGAAATAGTTCCTTGCTCTGATTTTGAAGATGCCGTTTCTTCTCGATATGCCTTCTATGATAAGTATGGTGCATATAAGATTTTGGATAGTGTGTATGTATCATTAGGAAAGCATTTGGAAAAGATGCGTGTAAATTCTAATGAAGACCAGCAAAAAATCGTGGAAAGCTGTAGTGATGAATACAAGGAGTTGAATAATGCTATTGTTCTTGTAAAAAAGCCTTATGGCGCATTGGTGCAATATTCTAAACAGAAAGGAGACTTGTTCTTTAAACTTTATGCTTTTGATAGCGAATTGGCTAAAGTTTCCCCATTGGAAGAAGATAAGGGCGATGAGAGAACAAAAGCAATGAATATGGAATTATACGGAACGCATTTGTTTGTTACGGCTGACTTTGACAAAGAACCGCAAAAGGCAAAAAAGCAAAGTTATACGTTTAGTAACATTTCAACAAATTGGGTTTATTTGAAATGAGATATAAATAAGGTGTAATTTTAAAAATAAGTTTCTAAAAGAAAATAATGTTTAATAGAATAAAGAAACACACTAAATAATTTGCGTGTTTTAGAAATTATGCTTACCTTTGCAAACGAAATCAGAAATGGTTTTGTAGCTTCCATATTGCATTCTCTACATTAGCGATATTGGTAGCTACGTTTATACATAAGGCAATAGCTTTATAAGCTAGAAGTCATTAAATGAAGTGCAGTGTACAACAGAAAAGTGGTGTGAAGTGTAGTGGAGTGCGGTGAAGTCTAGTGTAGTAGGGTAAAGTGCAGTATGGTATAGTAAAGTATAGTACAGTATAGTGAGCCATCCTTCGGGGTGGCTCTTTTTGGTTAATTGTGGTTAATATAGCAAAAATGTTACCATAAAATTTGGCTATATAACAAAAAAGTTATATCTTTGCAATGTCTTAAGGACAAAAGAGTTCTTGTAACAATGAAGAAAAGCGAATTGATTAAGAGACTGAGAGAAGCGGGATGCTTCCTGTCTCGACAAGGTTCGGGACATGAAAAATGGACTAATCCTAAAACGGGAAAGTCTCAATTCGTGCCAAGACACGCTAGAGAGGTCGCCACAGGCACCGCTCATAGTATTCTAAGAGAATTGGTTGGGGAGTAATCCCCACCTTTCTCTCTTCATTGCTTAAAGGACTCTTTTTTTTGTTAAGAAGATAAACGAATATATATATGAAGAAGATTAAAGTTATTGTAGAACAAGCCAAGGATGGGTCTTTTTGGTGTCATACCGAAGATGGAATAGGTAAGGTTGGCTTAAACTCTTGTGGAGAAACTGTTGCCGCTGCGAAGCAAGATTTAATGGATTGTTTGGCGTTGGCAAAAGTGGATGCAAAAGAGAATGGAGAAGTGTTTCCTGACGTTGAATTTGAATACAAGTATGACTTGCAATCTTTCTTTAATTATTTCTCTTTCCTCAATGTGTCAGAGATTGCAAAACGAGCAGGTGTCAATCCTTCATTGATGCGTCAGTATAGTAAAGGCATAAAGCAAGCTGGCGAGAAAACTTATGAACGTTTGGCGCATTGCATGAATGAAATAAAAAAAGATTTGGTAGCCGCTACCTTTTAGGCGTGTGGCTTCATTGTTGCAATAGATAAAGAACTCAGAGCCTTCTGCATGTGAATGTGGAAGGCTCTTTTTTTTTGTACCCAACCTTAATCTTTGCACTTAAATTTTTTGTGAAATAGCACACATTAATTCTTTCGTTATTCCTTTGAATATTAGCTAATTTTGCCAATAAAACATAAAATATGGCAGAATTAAGATTCGATGTCAAAGCGAATTTCGAGGAGGTTACGAAACTTCGTTCCGAGTGTGAAAAGTTGAGGGCTGAGTTGTTGAAGACCAATAAGTCAACCGACCCAGCTATTGTTGCGGATTTGACGGAAAAATATGCGGATGCTAGCAATCGCTTAAAGGACTTGACACAAGCTGCTTCAAGAGCCGCTTACGTGATGTCTTCCGAGTTTAATAAGAAGATGCAAGCAGCCGCAAGGGAAGTTTATAGCTATGAACTTCAAATGCAAGCTACCAAAGACCGAATAGAGAAAATCCAACAGCAAATCACGAACAAGAGATTAACTCTTGGAGTTACAACGGATAAGTCATCCATAGATTCTTTACAGAAGAATATTGACTATTTAAAAGGCTCTTTGGCAGGTCAAACAGCTCAGTTGAAGAACTTAGAAGGGGGTGCTGTCGGTGCTCGTCAGACCTTGGAGAATATGCGGAATGAGTATGTTTTGTATGCAGGTTCAGCAAATCCGGCAAAAGAGGCAACAAATATGTTGACCGATAGCATGAGCCAAATGATAGAACGTATGAAGTCAGCTCCGACTGCTGGAGAAGGAATGACTAGTTTGTTCCAAAGAGTTACTGGCGATGCTCACATGCTTTCGGCAACATTACTTGGTGGCTTAGGATTTGAACAACTGGCAGGTAGTATCTTTAATACTCGTTCCCAATTCCAGCAACTTGAAATATCTTTCAATACCATGCTTGGTAGTGCGGATAAGTCTAAGCAATTGATGGACGAACTTATCCAAACGGCAGCTCATACACCTTTCGATATGTCCAGCATTACGGGTGGCGCAAAACAACTTTTGGCATACGGAACGGAAGCGAAAGATGTTAACAAAACCCTTGTCCAGCTTGGTGACATTGCTTCGGGCTTGAACATTCCGCTTGGAGACCTTGTTTATCTTTATGGAACGACCGTTTCGCAAGGAAGAATGTTCACAATGGATTTGCGTCAGTTCATGGGTAGAGGTGTCCCATTAGCAGAAGAATTGGGTAAAATCTTACACCAAAACACAACGGAGGTTCAAGAGTCTGTTTCCAAGGGTAAAGTGACATCAGACATCTTCAAGGAAGCTATCGCCAACATGACGCAAGCAGGTGGACGCTTCGGAGGCTTGATGGAGCAACAATCAAAGACGTTGGAGGGTCAGTGGAGTAACATTGGCGATTCCATCCAGCAAGCGTTCAACGAAATCGGCAAAAAATCCGAGGGCGTGTTCTCTAGTGGATTGTCAATTATTTCTGCTATGGTAGAGAATTGGCAAGAGGTAATAAAAGTTATTGGTGTAGCTACAATAGCTGTTGGTTCTTATCGTGCATCGTTAATGGCGGCTGCTTCTATTCGCAAAGCTGAGGAAGCGCAACAAGCCGATGATATGATGAAGGGAATTGATGCAGAAATCAAGCGTTTGCAAGACCTAGAGAACTCAAACTACAAGTCGCTGGGTAAGGACAAAAAGCAAGAGCGAGTAAGCAAACAACAAGACTTGGCAAGTATTGTTGGAGATACTGCTGTGTCCGATGACTTTGTAAAGGCAAGGTTAGATGCAGCCGAGCAAGAGGGCGTTATTTCGGCACAAATGCGTTCCCAACTAGAGACGAAACGTGAACTTTTACAGGCTCAGCAACAAGCAACAGCACAAAGCCAGATAGAACTTGATGAAGAAAAAAGAAAGACCGAGGAACTTCGTCAACAAAAAATAGAGTCTCTTAAAGATGATTTGAAGACTACTACGGAGAAAATATCAAATCTTGATGATAGGGATGTAGAGTTGGCTAGACAATATACATCAGCTTTGAATGATTTACAAGATGCCCAAGATGCATTTGCTGAGGCTCAAAAATTGGTTGAGGAAACTGCTGGTGGCGCAAACTTGGCTTTTGATGCAGAGGGTAATGCCGTGAATGCGCTAGAAGCAAAAGAACGTTTGGAAACGGCAACAAAACAAGTGAATGCTGCTCAAACAAAGATTTCGACCATTGAAAGCGAACGTAAGACGATTGCTCAAACAAAGGAGAATTTAAGTAAGCAACAGGCTACGATACAAAATAATATAAATACCATTTCTCAAACTTCTAATACCACTGCCAAGAAAGCCGGAATATTGGCGACAACAACAGCCACTATCAAAAATGCGCTTTATGCAGCAGGTACAAAGTATACGACTACGGTTGTCAATCTTTTTTCAAGTGCGGTAAGAAGTAGCGAAAAGGCTTTAAAAAGTATGTGGGCGGCAATGGCTGCTAATCCGATAGGTGCATTGATAACATTGGGAACAACTTTGTATTCCGTATTTTCTATGTTTGGAGACGAGACTGAAGAAATATCGGCAGATACAACACATTTTGGGGAAACAACAAGTTTGACCAGTAAAAAGGTTGAAACATTGATGAATGTGTTAAGAAATACAAATGAAAGTACTGATGCGCATAAAAAAGCAAAAGATGAACTTATTGAGGTATATGAACAATATGGAATAAAATGCGACAATGAAAAGGATAATTTGGAAACGTTGAAAAATAAGCATGACGCTTTTATTGCTTCTTTACAATTAGAAAATGCTGAACGAGAAAAAGCTAACGCTTTGATGTCTATATCTTCTCAATATGAGGAAGCAAGGAAAAACCTAGATAAGGATTTTTCTGATTCACTAGGTGGTAGTTGGCTTGATTTCGGACAACATATTGATAAAGAAGACATATCAGCTGTACAGATGATGTTTAATTCCCTTGTTTCTGATGATGTGTTGACTAAGATAGACTCTTTAAGGCAGAAAATGGATTCCGCAAAGAAAGGAACATTGGAATATGCTAATGCTGCACAAGAATACGATGCTGCTCTTCGCAACTTGTTAGTTCCTTTTGAGGAATGGGGTAAGAAGATGGGGTACAATAGTTTCGTGATGGCAAGTTTGCGAAGTTCGATATTAAAGCATATAGATAGTATAAACTCTTTGAATGAAAGTTACAAAAAGGCAGAGGACGCAATATATAAAGGAAGCACAGCAACTGTTGATTGGAATAACTCCCAAGCAAAGGCTCGTTGGATAGTTAACAAGAACAAGCAATCAATCCAAGAATTGGTAGAGCAAACTGATAATCTTATCAATTTATGGAATAAAGAATACGGGTTGAATTTAAAAATTCATTATGATGATTCGGAAATTCCAAATTGGATGAAATCTATGACAACGAAGGAGTTGCGAAATTTAATTTCAAGGAGAGAGGCGGATATTTTACAACAGGAAAATCACGAAAAGAAAACTGGGCATAAGTTGGTAACACGTTCAGGAGGTAAGTTTAGGTCAAGAACGGAAAACCAAACGGATGTCGCAATGGCGAAATCTATAATTCAATCACGTACACCAAAGAGTAGTACAACAACAAAATCAAATACAACCCATACTACTCCAAAGAAAACAGGTACAACGGATGACCCACAAGCAAGAGCGTATGAACGCAAGAAGGCTGAGGAGGACTATTCCAAGTCTATTTCATCCTATTCGGAGAAAGCTATCCAAGACATGACCAAGAACCGCATCAATGCGATGAATGAGGGTTATAGCAAGGAATTGGCTCAGATAACGGAGAATGCCGACAAGGAGAGAAAGGCGGTAGAAGATGGTATAGACAAATTGGTTGAGGCTAGGAAAAAACGTGACCAAGCTGTTTGGGTTAATTCTGGCAAGGGTCGTAAGGCTAATATGTGGAAACAGAGCAAAACCGATGAAGAGTATAAGAATGAGGTTTTGAATGAAACCATGAAGGATAGCAAGGGTAATCCGGTTAAGGTTAATGGCATGGAGATGACCATAGGCATGAGCGTTGCTAATCAGATGAATGCAATTCGGGATAAGGCGGTAAAGCAGAATGAGGATGTGCTTGCTAAAGAAGCGCAAAGCATGTACGATTATCTGAAGACTTATGGTACATTCCAGGAGCAGAAGTTAGCTATTGCTGCCGATTATGCTAAGAGGATTAGCGAGGTTGAAAACTCTACGGATTCGGACTCAAGCAAGCAATGGAAGATAAAGTCTTTGAAAGAAGAGCAGAAGAAAGAGACGGATTCGGTAGAGGCTAGTGCTATTATGCAGAAAATAGACTGGTATCAAGTCTTCGGAAATGTTGGTGGCATTATGAAGGATGCGCTTGTTCCTTTATTAGCAGATCTGGATAAGTTCGTAGGTACGGATAAGTTCCAAAATTTGGGTGCAGACCAGCAGAAGAGTATCGTTGATGCTATGCAGAATATCCGTAATTCGATTGGTAATACAAGTGATTTGGGTTGGAAAGACCTTGCAAGGGACGTTGTAGCTTATCAGGAGGCTCTGAAGAATGCGAAAATTGCACAAGAGGAATATACGGAAACGGAAACCGAGCTTTTACCTCGAATTAAGGATTTGCAAAATCAGATAGCGAATGCGAAAAAATCGGGCAATGTCGCAGAGCAAGCTAGATTGCAAAATGATTTGAATAAAGTTCAAGGTCAGTTAGCGGAGTCCGGCAAGAAGATAGTTACGGCTAACACAAAGGTTCGTTCAAGTGGTCAGAAGTTGGCACAAACCACACAGAATGTAACGCAACCGATTTCTGCTATCCATGAGTTCCTTTCTACTTCTGGACTATCCGATTTGGCATCTCTTTGGGATAGTTTTGACCAACTTAAAGGTGGAATTGACGGATTGAAAGCTTTAAAGGAGGCTAAAAATGCGGCTGACGGACTGAAGGATATGGGTAAGGAAGCCGCAGACGCAGCCGCAGCCGCTGGCAAAAAAGCTGGTGATGCACTAAGTGAAGGATTGTCAAAAGCTGGACTAATAGGTCAAATCGTATCTGCCATCTTGAAGATACTTGATGTTTTGAAAGATGGTATTGGAACATTGATTAGTAGCTTGATTGATACAGTTCTGAATGCGGTCAACGGCATATTAAAGAATATTCTAAGTGGCGATTTTATAACTCAGATTGGAGGGTCTTTGGTAAGCGGCATTGGTAATATTCTCAATACAATATCGTTTGGTGGATTCAATAGTTTGTTTGGAGTAGGTGGAAACGCAAAAGAAGTAAACCGGACTATAGACAAATTGACGGCTAGGAATGAAATCTTGACGGATGCAATAGACAGATTACGTGACTCTATAGACAAGACTAGTGGTATCAAAGCCGTAGAAGACTCAGAAAAAGCTGAAAAACTTCAAAAGGAAAAAGAGCAAAACCTAAAGGACATCATGGTGGCGCAAATGGGTTATCATGGCTCTCATGGAAGTTTTAACCGTTATTTCCGAGGATTTTCGCAAGAGCAAATCAATAAGGTGTCTGAAGCGATAGGTAGACAATGGAATGGAAACCTAAGCGACATACGGTCTGCTGATGAAGCTAATGCGTTGTTGCAAAATCCTGATATTGTTAACAAGATTCAGAACACTGGTAAGGGAAATTATGGAGGAAGAGTCCTCGAAAAGTTGAAAGATTATGCGGCTGAGGCAGGAACATTAGAGGATATTGCTGATGACCTAGCAGAAAGCTTGACGCAAATATCTTTTGATAGTTTGAAGAGCGAGTTCATAGATACTTTGATGGATATGAATTCCTCTGCTCAGGACTTCTCTGATAATTTCTCCAAGATGCTTATGCAAGCCGTTCTGAAAGCTAAGGTAGATGATTTGTTGGGTAATGATATGCAAGCATTCTATGATGAGTGGACGGAGCGAGCTAAGGCAAATGGTGGTAAATTGTCTCAGACGGATATTAATGAATTGAAGGGAAGGTACGATGAAATGGTTCAAGAAGGACTGAAGATTAGAGATGAAGTAGCCGAAATAACGGGCTATAAGCAATCTTACGAGCAGTCCGCTTCTTCCGGTTCTTTTGAATCAATGAGCCAAGATACTGGAGAAGAGTTGAATGGTCGTTTCACTGCGGTACAAATTGCAACAGAGGGAACGTATGAGGAAACAAAGCTCATAAATACCAAGTTGGATGCTATTGCGGCTCGTGATGGTGGCGCAGAGAGTAGCTTACTAACAGCTAGCGTGAATACTATAATGGGTAATGTAGGTAACATTTGGTTAGCTGTTGATGAGGGTAGGACTATCCTTGCACAAAGCTTAATGTACTTGCAGTCGATTGATGAGCGACAAGAGCGTTGGCATAAGCCTATGTTGCAAGCATTCAATGATATACACGAATTGAAAGATAAGATGAGTAGATTGTAAACTTAATTTGTGCCATGTTAAAGTAAGAGGGGAATGCGTGATGCACTCTCCTCTTTTTGGGGGTGAAAGTTTTTGTTTTTCACAATATAGATAAGTGTTGTTAAACTGAGTGTTAATTTTTGGTAGAGTGGAAAATAATAGTTATCTTTGTGGTCGAATTTCAAAACTTATAAGGACATGAAGATATTAGAACCGAGATATGAAATCCTATCCCAAGGTGAGGGCATGGATGGAGTTTATAAACAGATAGAGTTGTGCGGTCGTACATGTTATGCGTCAAGTATGAAGATTGATAAAGAAAGCGCAAAGCCTTTCGTTGAGCGTATGGTAAGCAGTAATCATCTTGCCATGTGTGAGCATGGAACGATTTACCTCCATGTTGCCTATGAAGAAGGATTTTTTGTACCGGAGTCTTTATTGGTCAAGCACTATCGTGAGAACAAATATTCAAAGGTGATGCAGATTGGCAGTGACTACTATATCACAACCAACTACAGAGTGATAGTTGAAAATAACTGGTTTGAGGATTTGGACTATATTTGCGAGCCTACGGAATGGCATGAGAAGCGAATAACAGTCCGTTTTACTACTCAGATTGCGGTAAGTAGAGAGGCTAACAGACATCGTGTAGATTCCGTAGCGGAACAAAGCACCCGATATTGCAACTATAGTAAAGATAAGTTCGGAGGCGAGATTGCTATCAACAAGCCAAAGTGGGTTAGCGAAAATGATGCGGTTAATCCATTGTCTTTTGATGGTGGAACATTTGTTGACCTATCAAAGAACATCGGTAGTTATGAACATTGGAGTCCGGTAGAAAAATGGTGGTTTGCAAATAGAGTATGCGAAATGATGTATTTGTCTTTGGTCAAGGATGATGGTCTTAAGCCACAGGATGCGAGAACAATACTTCCTCTTGATACCAACACGGAGTTGATTCATACCGCATTTGTGAGCGATTGGAAGCATTTCTTCGAGCTGAGAAGCCTTGGTACGACCGGAAAGCCTCATCCAGATATTGAGGTCTTGGCAACACCATTGATGAATGAGTTCAAGGAACGAGGTTTGATTTAATCGCTTATGAAGAAGAAAGCCAAGCAAATAGCCAAGGTGATGAGCAATGACGCTTTGGAGGTTGTTGCTCAGATGATTGTTGATGAGGCTAAAGGTGTGCGCTATGAAGTGTATGCTGATGGCTCTAGTAAGAACAACAAGTGTGGTTGCGGTTGGCTTGTGCTTCATAAGGGAGCGATTATCAATAGTGGGAAATATACATTTATCACAGCCAAAGTGAACGATTCGGTGAGAGCCGAAATAAGGGCGGTCATTCAAGCATTGGGTGATTGCCCTCCTTTGTGTTCTGTTGATGTATATGTGGATTGCCAAGTGGCTATAGAGAGAATACAGGCTTGCAAGTTAGGAGACTTACAGCCTATATATAATAAGGTAGCGAAAGGCAAGGTGATAAGATACCATTGGGTTAAGGCTCATAGAGGTAATATGTATAACGAAATGGTGGATTCTTTGGCTTTTTCTGCTACAGAAAGTTAATTTCGTGCCCACATATATGATAAGCGTTAAAATATAAAAGAAATACATTAAATAATTTGCATATTTCGATAATTCTTTGTATCTTTGCAATGTAATTAAGAAACAAGGTTACTAATTAAAAAGGTGAGACACACCGTAAAAACTGTGATTCGTTATGAATACTAGATTGAGTAAGAAAGAGACAATGGTTTATGGCAACATCGAAGTGATGGCTGATGTAATTGGTGGTAACAAGTACTTTACATTTGCTGAGTTGTATGATTTCGATTTGGATAATACCAAGGATGAGTTGAAAGAAATTTTAAACTCTTTGACTGAGAAAGGTTACTTGAAGAGTTTTCACGATTTCGACGAAACTTATCGAGTTTTAAAGTAAGAATAACAAAGGGGATATAAAATCCCCTTACAATATAAATTTAGAGCGTGAGACACACGTAAAACTGTATTGAAACAATGAAAAAGGTATTCACAATTGAGAATGCGTTAGCGTTTTTATTTGCTCTTGAAATAGTATCATTAATTTATTTTCTTGGATAGGGCTTATGCAGATTAAGTTTGGTAAGATAAAGTTTACTGCGGCTAAGTCCGAAAAAGGATGCCGCTTTGATGCTTGCTACAAAGGGGAGCATGTGGCTTTTGAGAGTGAAGATATGTCTTTGTATGATGATGTTTTTTCTGATAATAACAGAAGAGCAAAGGCTGCAAAGAGAGTGATTTACGAGAATATTAAGCACAAGTATTATGAGACCCATAGAGATTAGCGATTTCAACGCTGCCGATGAATTTGTCGTTGAGGCAATGATGCAAGATGGCAAATTCAAGGTTATCGGCAAGGTTATTATTGATAATAATCTTCTGAATGATGATGATTTGGAAACCATCTGGGATTATGCCAACTGGGAGACGAACGGCTATGAAAAGATGGTTGTCTCTAACGGAGTGTACAAAGGCTTGAAAGCATTTAGCGATGGGCGTTTGTTCTATGTAATTACTGATGATGAGGTCGGAGTGGTAAACGACAATATCATGGTACGTAAGCATTATGATGTCAACAATGGCTATTATATAAAGTCATCAAGGTTACACAAGGAGCAATCCAGGGATTTGTGGTGCTTTGGTAGCTGCGAGACCATAACTAACGAATATAAGTTAAACCCTTTTATATGTGGTAAGTGATGGCAAAAAAGATTAATCATATTAAACCTTCCTTCATTGAAGGCGGTGAAGTCTGGCATGATATTGATAAGTTCCCGATGCTAGACCATACAATTCTAGTAGAGTTGCTGGAAAAAGGCTCTGACGTATTGATTTACCAGACGCAAAATGTATGTATTGAGCGTGTGGATAGGTTCATACCTACGAAGTCTTTTGTTCCGAAGCGTTGGGCGTATGCGATAGACTTAGCTCAATGCAAGCAACTTGAAGGATGAAAACAAAATACAAAACTAAGAATAAGCATATGGAAGAATCAAGAGGTGTTTACACATTACCAGTCTTGTATAATGAGCAAAGTGGTACAAACGAAGGTGTATGTGTAAGAAAAGAACTTGGAGTAGTTGTTGCAATCGACAATGAAGATGAGTTTAAAGGTGTTTTTTCAAAGGATGGTGAGGTTGATGTATTCAAGCAGTTACTATCACAAGAAGTGTATCGTTACTATACAGAGCACAACGCATTCCCTACTGGGCCTTTGGTTTCTTACAAGATGGATGGCGACATCATCTTTGATTACGTTGAAGTAACTATTGGAAAAATGTATGGCGGTTATGTTTATGTTGTTCATTACAACTTTGCAAGCACCGCATCATGATAAACAAGATTGATTATGACAGTAGTAAGAGATAGAATTAAAATTGCAGCTCAGATTGAAGTCTTGGAGGACATTGCTATTGACTATAGGGGAAAGACAATAGACAATATCATTCAACAGCTAGAAGCAAGGTTGAGTGCGTTGAAGTAAGTTCAAATTTTTGAAGTTGAAAGACTATGAGTGGTGGACGTTTTGATTATGCTCAGTATAGGATTGCTGACATATACACAAAGATAGAAGATTATGTTGATGGTCATCCATTGGATGAGGAAGATGAAAGATGCTTTCTCGAAGACCGATGGCTAGAGGAGGAAGAAGACAAGTATGTTAGAAAGCATCATCATACGATGCCTAACAGATATGGCTTATCTAAAGAGACTATCAAGGAATTCAAGAAGGGTATTGAGCTTCTGAAGAAGGCTCAGGTTTATGCCCAAAGAATAGACTGGCTTCTTTCCGGTGATGATGGAGAAGATAATTTCCATCTACGTTTGAAAGAGGATTTGGCAAATCTTAAAAGTAAGAAAGGATAGATTATGAGTTGGAATTATCGTTTAGATACACCTATGATGCAATTAGCTGAAGAGGTGAATAAGAAATATGATACCGATGCTGGTAAGATGCTTCTTTGCACTTATCTCTTTATGGTATCAAGTGAAGAGGTCAAGGACAAGCAAGCTTTCTTTGATTGGGTAGAAGAATTGAGTAAGTCTAGCAAGTGTGATGCGGTAAGGGAGTACGTGGAAATCAAGGACAAAGCCGATTGGCTGCATGGTGGATTCTGTAAGCCGATTTACCGCCACTACAAGGGTAATTTCTATGAGTATCTTGGAGAGGTTACTGATAGCGAGACTTCTGAGGTAAAGGTTGCGTATCAAGCAGTGTGCGGACAGCATGAAGTTTGGGTGCGACCAAAGGAAATGTTCTTTGGTAATGTTGAGGTAGATGGTAAGCTAGTTCCTCGATTTGAGAAGGTAGATTTAAAAGACTTAGAGAAACAAGCCGAGATCAATGGACAGAAGAAAGATTAAGAGTTTGCTAGGTCTAGCAATCTTGCGAGTGAATGAAGTCGTACCGGATTTCGAAGACTTGAATAAGGTTCTTCCTTTGCTTAGACAGGCAATTGATGAATTAGATAAGTCTGATTCGGGTTCAGTTTAAAAAGGGTGGAAAATGGCAAATAAGCAGACGATAAAACCAAAGGTAGTTCCTTTTGAGATAGCCAAGCTTCTGAAGGAGGTTGGCTACGATGAGAAGATAGCCGAATTTTGGGCTTATGCTAGTCCTTGGACAGCAAAGGGTGGTATTCGTAAGGGTGGAAAATATAATGAGCATTACGGCAGTTATATCGCTTATTCAAATTCCGAGTGGGAGAAATCCAATATTGAGTTTTCTGCTGCCTTAAAGTTGAATAGTAAGCATCCGGCAATATCCGCTCCAAGCTATGATATGGTGTTAGATTGGCTTTTAGAGCATTTCGGTTACTGCATTTGTGTTGCAAACATTTCGAAAGGTAAGTTCTGTTGGCAAACTACATCATGGTGTGTAGAGGAAGGCTTGTGTCATACGGATGGTAAGGAATATTCCAGTAGATACAAGGCAATGGATGCCGCTTTCAAGAGTATCTTAAAGGCTCGCATTGAGAATAAAGATAACGAGGTAATCAAAAGACTTTTGGAGGAAATACAAGATGGAAAGAATTTATGATACTTTTGTACACGCAATAATGATGAAGTTAGAAGCTCGTTTATGTACTGAACTCGAATGTGTTTATAAGAATATAACAAACAAGATTGTTGAGAAGAAAGGTAAACTTACCAACGAAGACGTAATTGAGTTTCAGAAAAAACTACAAGAAGTGTACGACAGGAATGCTGCTATTCGTGAAGAGGTTACTGACATTAAAGATTCCAAGAAATGTATCTTAACTAAAGAAGCATGTGAAGAGTTAATAAAGCGACTTTGCGTGATTAATATAAAAGAAGATGAACAAGCAAAGAATGATAGAGTGGATAGCCACTTGTGATACAGGTGTCTCTTCAATGACTATGTGGAGTGCATTGATGGGGGTAAAACGAAAGAAAGATTTGGATATTCCTAAAGACAATCGTGACTTCCGTAGATGCTATGATATGGTAGAATACGGACACGTAACCTTGGATGAGCTACAAGTTGTAAAGAAGCAATATCCTTGGTTTGCTCCTGTTGTTGACAATTGGAAGGAATTGTCTCTTTTGTTTGAGGAAGAGTTGGACAAACGTTTGTATATACGAATCCGTCAGCTTTGCAAAGAGTCAGATGCTATCCGGTATGAGGTAAAGGGAGGACTTTATTATGAAAGGGGTTTTTGGTATAATGTTTAATTATTTAAAAGATAGAAAGAATGAATAAAGACAAATTAAAGGTCAGCTTTGAGATTGACCGCTACAAGGTAATTGGTATGCTTTCACGTAATTGTGAGAATGCTGAAGAGTACAACGAGATTATGGATATTCTTGAAGGCAAGAATGAGTTTGTGCGTGATGCGAATGGTAACGAGGAACTTGCAAGCCGCATTTGCAATTATGCTTTAGACTCTATCTTGGTTGAGAATCCAGATTTGGCTCTCCGTAAGCGTTTGGATAAGGAACAGAAAGGCGATGATGCTCCTGATGGAATTTCAAATGTTATCGAAATCAAAGGTGATGACGCAAAAAAACTTGTAGAAACTCTTTGTGGCATTCTCTACAAGGGTAAGTGATGTAAAATTCATCAAAAGAATATAAATAAACACTAAAACACTTGCAAGTATAAGAAAAAATGCTTATCTTTGCATCGTGTTTGAAACAGATGGCCTTCTGAGAGGTCGCTTCTACCATAAGTCAAGACTTAGGAGTTTACGGCATGGTTTCCACATTACCCAGTCCAGCTAGACTATAACAAGCAACTCTTATTAGGGTGAGAGACCCTAGTTGCTGCATTAGACAAGTGGTTAAGTCGCCAGCTTTTCACGCTGGTATTCAAAGGTTCGAATCCTTTATGCAGTACATACAAAATTGCCCTATGGTGTAATGGCAACACTACAGTTTTTGGTTCTGTCATTAGTGGTTCGAATCCGCTTGGGGCAACAAGGTGGAATTGGTATATGTTCCACAAAAGGTGCGATATTCAAGCGGTTAAAGAAGATAGACTGTAAATCTATTCCCATTGTGGGTTCGGTGAGTTCAAATCTCCCTTGCACCACGAGAACTTTTGTCATAATACGAGGAATGTAGCTCAGTAGTAGAGCACTTGGCTTGGTAACTAAGGGGGCGTTGGTGCGAATCCAATCATTCCTTTACGCTTTCGTAGCTCAGTGGCAGAGCATAGGATTTTTAATCCTAGGGTCGAAGGTTCGAATCCTTCCGTTGGCACAATGATACACAAGAAGAGAGCCGTGATGTTTGTTTTGTTGGAATCTCGGACATCTGTCAATGGGCAAACGTAGGATGCAGATGAGACGAATAAAGTTGTGAATAAGTCTATGAACTAGGGGAACAAGCGGAATGGCTCTCTATTGTGCTTCATTTGATGGTTTAACGAAAAATTGAAGAATATGAAAAGTCCGTTAAGAATGGCAGTCGCTTTAGAAAAGAACAACAAGATATATCCAAAAGATGTACGGAAGTTCTTGATGGGATTGTACGCCACGCTGCATTTGACAGATAACGCAACGGCTAAAGATATGGAAAAGCTGGTATATTATGCTTTTCGGAATGGTTACCTACTAGGTGTTAAGTCTGAAGGAGGTGATGACCAAAAAGCGTATGACAGACTACCGAATTTGGGAGTAGAAGAAGATATTGGTGATGATTTAAAAAGATAGTCGATAAAAATTGGTAATTAGTTAGTAAAGTTTTTTAGGCTTTGGTGTGTGAACATCGAAGCCTTTTTATATATAATAAGGTAAAATAAAAGCTGAAATGTTAACAAGACTCATATATCAGTTAGGAAAGGTTAAAATACGAAAGAAAAACATTAAATAACTTGCATGTTTTAAAACTTATTCGTATCTTTGCATCGTCAATCAAGATAAGTTGGTTGATTTGCCGAGTGACAAGTTTCACTCAATAAGGTGAGAGCGACACCAAGGGGTAAGACCCGAAACAACTAGCACAATTGATTATGTCTAAGCAGACTGGTTTTTCATTTGCAAGTTCAAAGAAGTCATTAATCGAGACTATTGACGAAATCAAGAAGTCAAAGATGCCTCGCAACGAAAAGATTGTTGCATTGAAGGCTTGCGGTCTTCGTGAGAAAGAAATCTCCGATATGTTGAAGGTTTGTGTGCCAAACGGTTCAACTTCAACGAGATTCGTTTATACATTCGGTGTTGAGATAGAATGTGTTCATGCCGAGCGCAATGCCTTGATAGAGGCAGGTCGTCAGAATGGTGTTGATATTCATTCTGAGGGCTATAACCACACCGACAACAAGAGTTATTTCAAGATTGTTAGTGATTCTTCAGTTGGTGGTGATATAGACCCTAACGAGGTTGTAAGTCCGGTATTGAATGGCAATACAAATGGTATGGCAACCTTAAAGAAGGCTATCAAGTCTTTGGATGCCGTAGGTGCAAGAGTAAATTCTACTTGTGGTCTTCACGTTCATATTGGTGCAGCAAAGTTGACAGGTGAGCAGTATGTTAACGTCTTCAAGAATTATCAGAAACTTGAAAGATTGATTGATAGTTTCATGGCTCCTTCAAGAAGAGGTAATTGCCGTTGGGCAGCCAGCTTGCTTGACAAGGATTTCACTAATTGTCACAGCAATCAAGATATTAGATTCGATGTCTTTTATGGAGATAGATATTATAAGGTCAATGCAGAGAGCTATACACGTCACAGGACAATCGAGTTTCGCCAACATCAAGGTTCTACCAATTTCAAGAAGATAGAAATGTGGGTGAAGTTCTGCGCAAAGCTTGTCGGTTGGTCTCGCAACAATGTCTTCACTAGTGAGGTTATGAATATCGAAGATATACCTTTCTTGAATAAAGAAGAGAAGGCTTTCTTCCAGAGTCGTAAGGATGCATTTGCAACCAATAACGATTAATTAATGTAGTCCTAGGGTAAAAGCCCTAGGACACAAAGAAATCAAAGTATTATTAAGAAAAAGAAAGGGTAAAGATATGTGTGTTATTATTGTATGTCCGAAAGGTGTTGCTTTGCCATCTGTAGATGAGCTAAAGGCGGCGTATATGAGAAATCCAGATGGTTGCGGTTTTGTGAGCGAGTCTGACCATTACAAGAGTTTGCATTTCTCTACATTTATCCGTAGATTGATGAAGCGAGATATAAATGAGAATGTAATCATACATTTCAGATTTGCTACTCATGGTTCTGTCTGTGTCAAGAATTGCCATCCATTCTACAAGGCAGGTTATTGGTTCGCACATAATGGAGTGCTCCCGATTTGCTCCGAGCATGATAAAACAGATAGTCAAATTTGTTTTGAACGTTTCATTTATCCTACTATCAAGAAATATGGTTGGGGTTCTGATGAACATATGAAAGAAATGAACAAATGGACAGCTCATGGTTCTAAGTTTGCAATGTTGCATAATGGTGAGATTGTGAAGTCCGGTAAATTCATAGAGCGTGATGGACGGTTCTATTCTAATTTGAATCATTTGGGTTATATGAGAAATGTAATAAACTTTTAGAAGATTAATGTTTAGGTTCTTTTTATTCGACAAGCGTCAGATGTCCGTGAGGATATTTGGCGTTTTTTTGTTATATAAGGAGTTCTATTTTGCGTAGCTATTAATTGTTCGTTTATGTGATGAAATAGCCTTAAATCGCTTAGAAATGCCGTTATTACTCACTTTTGCTTAAAAGTGAGATACTTGCAAATGGTTTAGTGCATTTATTATTCTTTTCGTATTATCTTTGCACTAGTTTTAACAAATATATCGAAAGAATGAAAGATAAAATTTTCCAGTTACTAAAACAAGAGTATAAGTCTCTTGGGTTAGGTGATGAAGTTCTTCAGGCACATGCCGAAATGCTTGATAAGATGGGACTTGTTACTGATGACAACATCGAGACAGTGGTTGCTAGTCAAAAGAGTTTTTTGGAGTCCTTGCAAAAGGACAATGACCGCAGAGTTACCGATGCCAAGAAAAAGTTCGAGGAGGCACAGAAGGCTAAAGAAGATGCTGAACGCAAGGCTGCTGAAGAAGAAGCCAAGAAGAAAGCTGACGAAGAAGCCAAGAAGAAAGCCGCTGAAGAAGCCGAAAAGAAACGCTTGGAGGAATTGGCAAAGAAAAACGAAATGCCGGATTATCTCAAAAAATACTTTGAAGAGCAAGCAGCAGAGAAGAAAGCTTCAGATGAAGCAAGAACCAAGGAACGTGAAGAGTTCAAGAAACTCGTTGAGACCTTGACTCAGAAGAACACAGACCAAGCCAAGACTTACAACGAACAGATGGAGGCGCAAAGCAAGACCATTAAGGAATTGCAAGAAACTATCCAAAAGCAAGCTGAGGAGGCTAAGGCTAAGGAAGAGGCTGCTGCGAAAGCAAAGGCAAAGGCAGACCACGATGCGAAGATTTTATCAAAGGCTAAGGAGTTGGGCATTCCCGAAAGTCGTATCAACGAGGGTTTCACCTTGAGCGATGATGCTACAGATGAAGCTATCGAAACATACCTCTCCAAGGTAGCGAACAACTACAAGGCGTTGCAACAACCACAATTCGGGGGCAGCTATCGTGCTAGCGAGGGCGAGCCAACAAAGGAGGACGTTGACAATGTAGCCGCATCATTAGTTCAGTCACTTTAAAAATTGAAAAACATGAATCAGGAATTGAAGACTACAAAAAAGCAAATTGTCTTTGGTGAGGATTCCGTCATTATCCAGAAATGGGAAGGCGACATCAAGGGCGGTCGTGCTTTGGATTGGACAGGCGTAAAAGATGAAGTTCTTTGCGCAGGTCGTGTTATCGTGACAGATGGTAAGGGAACTTACAAGCCATTGACTATTGAAACAGGCAACTATAAGGATTTGGGTACTGCCAGTGACCAATTGGAGCATTACAAGTATGCGGGTGTTCTCTATCGTTCCATTCTGAACGGTGAGCCAGCGGCAATTATGACTGCTGGACAAGTTAACAAGGTAGCAGCTAAGGCTGCAAATGGTGCAGACTATCCGGATGCGTTCCTTACAGCTATGCCAAAGATTGCTTTGGTTAGCGATGAGGATGCAAACAAGTTCGATGAGTCTGATGCAACAATGGACAAAGACTAAAAGAAGGAGGATAACAGATGGAAAAATCACTTTATTTTCAGTTGGTCAATAAATACTTCCCACAACTTGTTGCAAGTGTAGTAGAGAAGTTGAACGGCAAGAATCAGACTGCATTGACCTATATGTACCGAGACCACTTGACTAACACATATAGTCAGGACGGACGCTGGGCATCAATTACTGCGGAATACACACGAGTTGCTGCTGATGTTGTATCAATGGATGCGGAACTTCCATTGAAGAGCCGTGATAAGGTTTCAACCGCTGAGGGTCAAATCCCAAAGGTTGGTATGAAGCTTTACATGTCAGAGAAGCAGCTTAAGGATTTGGATAACATGATTGCGCAACGTTTGCCTCAGCCACAGATTTTGCGTAACTTGTTTGCAGACCTTCCTCGTTGTATTCAGGCGGTTTACGAGCGTATTGAAGATATGTTCCTCAGTGAACTGTCAACAGGTGTAGCTTTGGCAACTCGTTCCGGTGGTACTGGTGTCCGAGTTGATGTAGGTTTTGCCGAGAAGAATAAGTTTGGCCATGGTGTTAAGGCTTGGGACGCAGAGGATGCAACTCCTCTTGATGACATCCAATTGGTTTACGACAAGGCGATGGAAGACCAAAATACCATCACTACTTGTTATCTTGATGATTACACAATTAAGTTGCTTGGCAAGAACAAGCAGGTTCGTGCTCAGTTTGCCTTCAATCAAGGCATTGCAATTGATAGTGATAGCAATATTCCTATTTTGAGCTTTGAGCAGATTGCGTCTATCTTTAAAAATAAGTGGCAGACCAACTTGGTACGTGTAGCCCGTACTATCAAGACCGAGATTAACGGCAAGAAGGGAACACACAACCCTTGGGCTAAGGGTCACATGACCTTTACATGCTATGATAACCTTGGTGATTTGTTCTGGACTAACGTAGCCGAAGCTACAAGACCAGTTGCAGGTGTTACTTATCAGTCAGCCGATGAGTATATCTTGGCTAGCCGTTATTCTACTAACGACCCACTCCGTGAGTTCACTAGCTCACAAGCAATGGTTGTTCCTATCTTGAATAACGTTGATGCCATCTACTCTTTGGACTCAACACAAGCGGTAGGTTAGGCTTATGAGAGGTGAGGTAATTAGTCCGTTCCGTGATAAGTTCCATTTTAACACCATCTATGAAGTTGGTGCAATCTTGGACTTTGACGAAGAACGCATGAACTCCCTTATCGAACGTAAGCTTTGCAAGATGTTGGAGGTGCAGGATGATAACCATTCTGCACCTCTAAAAGACGATAAGGAAATTAAAGATACTCCTAAAAAGGAAGTCTTGAATGATGGAAAAGAAAATCCTGTAAAGGAAGAAGAAAAGAAGTCAGAAGAGACACCTAAGAAGGAAGTCTTGAAGGAGAAGAAGGAGAGCAAGCCTAAAAAGGAGAAAACCTCAAAAAAGGATGCTGCCGAGTCAACCGAAGAGAATTCCCAAAAGGAGAATGTAGAAGAAGAACTTGACGAAAAGACTAAGAGCGAGCAGGAGGCTGCAAAGAAAATCGCTGAGGCTATGAGTCAGGCTCAGAAATAAGGATGTCACATGAAGATAAGAGAATACATTTCGCAGAAGTTGCGTGCTTGGAACATTACCGATGCCCAATTGGAAGATATATCGTCAGGTATAGACCTTGACGAAGAATATACGTCTGATAATTCCCAGGTTGTAGGCAAGGCGATGATTTCCGTAATCGAGGAACTTATGCTTGCCCCATATATGAGCAATGTGAATGAAAATGGATTCTCTGTCTCTTGGGACTACTCTAGGATAGGACAATACTATATGTGGCTTTGCCGAAAATATGGTGTTGCTCCGGATAATGAAGTGGTGGCAGCTTTAGGGCTTTCCACTATCACGGATAAGTCTGATATTTGGTAAATGTCTAGGTTATGTTATATTCCCCTCATATATTAAAGAAGAAGTTCGTGAATAAGGTTGTCAACAAGTACAACGAGGTCATTGGCTCTTCTGAGGAATGGAAAGAAATGGGGCGTTGTCGGTGCGATGACAACTCTACCGAGCATTTCACTACCGAGAATGGTAGCATATATACACCGAAATATCATATTGTTTGTGACAAGTGCCAGATTTCCGAAGGTGATGAAGTCAAGGTCTATTCCGATGATGGAAGCTACCGAGGAGGTGGAAAGGTCTATAATGCCCCTAAGTGCAATTATCTTGGTTATATGAGTATCTATGTCTGATGTTATAAAGGATGAGATAGACGCTTTCTTTGCACAGGGAGAAAGGGAAGTAGATGAATTTCTTGATAGGTTAGGAAAAACTGCTGTTGAGCTTGATAAGGCTAACGGAAACTACCGAAACCGCACAGGTAATCTCAGAAGGTCTAACTATAGTAATGTACATGACCACACCTTGACCATTGGCAATAAAGCGGAATATGCGTCTGATGTTTCCTCTAGGGGGTATGATGTTATAGATTCGGGTATTCAGTATATCAAGAAAGAAATCGAAGATATGCGATGATAACAGAAATAGATGCTGGTCATGTAATCTATGATGACTTGGAACTTATGGGATTGGAACGAAGACTGAAAGGACATCTGACAAAGGGTGGACTTGAAGGGGAAAGACCTATGGTCGGTGAGAAGATTCCTGATGAAGGCATGATAGTAATCATTCCTAAGCGCATGAGTGCAGACAAGACATATTTCAACGATTGTACTATAGAGGTAAACATATTGCTCAAAGATATAGAGGGCGAGGCTAATCCTCAATTGAACGAGCTTTTAAAGAAGGCTATTCAAACCCTGTCCGACAATGAGGTCGGAAAATTTGAGGATGTATGGTATCGTTATTCTATCCGCTCCCACGGCATAGAGCAAGAGAGTAGGTTGAGTTGCCATTACGCAAACATTACTATTGATTTTGAAACATTAAACGTAACATAAGATGAAACCATTTATTGGAATCAAGAGAATTTGGTATGGTGCTCCTCTTACCGAGGCAAATACACCTGCCAAGTTGGCTGCATGGTTGAAAACCGCTACAGAGGTTAAGAACAGCCATGAGGGAACATGGGGATATTCTCAGGATGACCCTAGTGTTACCGAGTACAAGAACGAACTGAACGGACAGGTTTACTATCGTGACAAGACCGATGAGGGTGCTAAGACAATTACATTCTCTATTGGTGTCTTTTCATGGAAGAATAAGGTAGACTTGCAGGGTGGCAAGATGTATGATGCAACAGGCGCAGAGACCACAACGGAGACAGACGCAGTAGGTTGGTCTTCTAGCCAAGATTTGGCAAACATTAACAAGTGTATTGTTGCTCAGACCAAAACAGGAAACTACATCGTTTTCTCAAATGCGGCTATCGTAGCCAAGGGAGACCAGCAGGACAAGAATATCACTTTGGGTATTTCTGCCGTTGCTATGGAAAGTGAGACCGATGGTGTGGCTGGCGAGTACCAATGGGAAGGTTCTGCGGTTGTGGAACAGGGATAAGAAGACATAGGCAACAAATGATAGAGGGGGATGGTGTTAAAGCCGTTCCCCTTTTTTAATATTCAGAACCATGAGTAAGGCAAGTAAATTAGTTGCGGATGCAATTCTTGGAGAGGACTCCGTAACAATAATGGTGAATGGAAAGACTTATTGTATTTCACCACCTACAATTATAAAATTGGTCAAGGCGGCTAAATACCTTAATAGTTTTGAAGAGGGCAAGACCTTAGCGGAAGTCTTAGGCATGCTTAAGAATTTGTATGATGCTTGTAAGGCGTTGTCCATATTCATACAAGGCGATGAATCCATTAGTGATGAATTATCTAAAGGAACGTTTGAAGAGGTTGTCAATGGCTTACAAACGGCTTATTCCTTAATCTCTATAAAGGATTTTCAGACGCTATCAATTTTGGCGAAGAGTGCGGCAAGGATGATAGCAAAACCACGACCATAGGTAACGATACACTCTTAGGGCAGATTGCATCTTTTATGGATAGTCTGCACTTATCTTACCAAGAAGTCGTGAAAGAGATACCTTATAGAAATTTATTACTGATGGCAAAAGACAAGCAAAGAGTAGCATGTGGTGATGTAATGTATGAGGTAACGGAAGAAGAGTTTGGAATGAACTTCAAAAAAGGATAAGTTTAAAATAATGCAAATAAAGCATTAAAAGCACTAAAACATTTGCAAGTTAGCGAGATATTATTTATCTTTGCAAGCGCAGAACAAAAAAGGATAAAATGGCGATTTAAGAAATTGATAAGATATTAGAGACACGAAACCCGATGGACTATACCGAAAGGCAGTCCGAGTCACTATTCCTTTGACTTTGCAATCGGTAGTTTTGTGTTTTTGTGTTTAAAATAAGATGCAAGACGTAAGGTTGATATTCGAGATACTGGTTTCCATGTTGCTTTGCGTTTGTCTCATATTGCTTGCTGTAAGTAGATATAGGCAAAAGAAAAAGCGTGAAGAACCGGAGCGAAAGGAAATGGACTTGATAGACTTCTTTTCTTTGGGAGGAGTTGCCTATTATTGGAACAAAGGTGGTAAGCAGCAGAAATGCTACACATACGAAGAATTTCTGAAAATCAAAGCTGACTACGTTGAGCTTTGGTTGAATCAGAATAGATATATTTTTAACTCTCAATTAGATAGCGATGATATATAAAGTATATGTTTTGTTTCCGACAATAGTTGTATCAGATAGTATTGTCGGTATAGCTTGGCTAGGAAAGGTCTTTGGCTGGCGATATGGAAAGAACAAGAAAAAGAGCAAGAATGTGTCCTTAATGATAGGATATAACACAGGAATGTCTCTTAAGTCGAAAATAGACGATAACGCAGCGGATGATTATTTAAGACGCATTGCCGAAGAAAATAGAATCTAAATTCAAGGGTTAGAGTCCCTTTTTTACAACCATATTACTTGTGGTTATTTTTATACATCGGTTTTTATTAACGATTGTTTTTTATGGTAGATAAATGTATAAAAACGAGCACAAGTTCCCTTATAGATGGACTAAAAAAGATGCTAATTTCACAAAAGACAAAGGTAAGGTGATGTCTTGCTTTTGTTGTGGAGGTGGAAGTTCCTTTGGCTACAAACTAGCTGGCTACGATGTTGTAGCCTGTAATGAGATAGACCCAAAGGTTATGAAGATGTACTTGAAAAATCACGATGTCAAGTACGCTTTCAATTGTGATATTCGTGAGTTGATTACCAATATCAATATGGGGGGGGCATATTATGAAAGAAGAGCTTCATAATTTGGATATATTGGATGCTAGTTTCCCTTGTTCGGTATTCAGTATTGCAGGTGACCGCCAAAAGGCTTGGGGAAAGGAAAAAGTATTCCGAGAAGGTCAGAAGGCGCAAAGGCTTGACGATTTGGCTTTCTACTCAATCGACCTCGCTAAAGAACTAAAGCCAAAGGTAGTAGTTTTTGAGAATGTTCAAGGTTTATTACAAGGTGAAGCCATCGAGTACGTAAAGGAGATTTATAGACAGATGAATGATGCCGGATATATCTTGCAGCATTGGCTTCTCAATGCACGTAACATGGGTGTTCCTCAAAACAGACCTAGGGTATTCTTTATTGGGTTACGTAAAGACCTTTGCGAGCCGTTTATGGTTCAAAAGGATTTGTTCGAGCGAGTGCCTAAGATAGATATGGACTTCAACGAGAAAGAAATTGTCTTGGATGAGTTCTCTGACTATTGTGGAAGGCAAATTCCTAAAGGAATGATGAAGTATTGGGAGCATAGAAATGAGAAAGATAATTCTATCGGTGATATTGTCAAGCGGATGGATAATCGTCTTTCTATGTTCAATAACATGTTTCTCAAAAAGAACAAGGTATGCAATACCATATCAGCAATGGAGGATAGACTTGTGTATTATGATAATCCAAGTTATCTTTCAGCACATGATACGATTTTAGCATCAACATTTCCGATGGATTATGACTTTAATGGCATGAAACCTTGGTTTGCTTGCGGAATGTGTGTTCCTCCTGTTATGATGGCTAATGTAGCTACAAGAATCTGGGATTGTTGGTTGTCAAAGATTAAAAAGGAGGAATGCGCATGATAACAGCAAGTATGACTTCGGGTGAGATGCGTAGAGTACGAAACTTAGATGAAACAAGAATCTATGAGTTTCAGATGCGAAAAGCTAATGAGCTTAAACGTGAAATGAGAAAGCAGAACGTACGACAAATAACAAAGACCTTTGAGCTTGCTACACCGAATGCCGATTATCTCATCGTTGTAGGTGTAAAACATGGCGATGTATTTGCTTCCGGTTTGTTCATTTATCTGAAGGAAACCAACGAGTATATTCCTATGAGTAGAAACGAGGGGTATAGCGAAGATTGTTTTGCTATGAGCGTTCATTTTCTGAAGAGATTTGCAGAAAGGTTTTTGAAAAAAGACTTACCGATTGCCAAGATATTGCAAAAGATATATACATCGTTTACGGGTGCAGTTCAGCTCTATAGTGATGACAAGACAAGAAGAGTGGTATTTGCTATTCCGGAAGGGCTTATACTCACAGAATACGAGCAAGAAAAGCATATCATCCACTACAAAACCTTTGTAAGCATGGATATGCTAAAGAAGACACAGAAGCGAAGTTACGAGAAGATAAGTGCATTTCTCATGGAATCTTGTCAGCAAATAGCTAAAGCAAGAGACACCGGAAATGACGAAAGGCTGTGCGTTGTGTACAGAAGGTTTTACAATGATATTGATTTGCTAGATACAAAGGAGGCGCAAGCCGTATATTCAAGTTTCTTTGAAAAAGGAGGTAACAATGAAAGATAAAAGTATAACAAGGTTTCTTGGTGATATAAAGCCTATAAAGAATTACGAAAGGTATTATGTTAGCAAGCTGGGACATGTTTTTACTATTGGGAGAACGTCTCAATTAAAGGAAATCGCACCTTGCAAGACACCAAAAGGTTATCTGAAGGTATGGCTTTACAAGAACGGAAAGCGCAAGATGTTTTATATACATCGTTTGGTAGCTCAGGCTTTCTTGGAGAATCCAGAAGCGTTTCCAATGGTGAATCATAAGGATTTCGATAAGACGAATAACGATGTAGACAACTTGGAGTATTGCACCGCAAGATACAATGTGATTTATTCTGCTATAGCAAAGAAAACCTCTTCCGAATACTTGGGTGTGACTTGGAATAAGAGTGTAAGAAAATGGCAAGCGCAGTATCAGATAGGTAAAAAGAAAATATATATAGGTTGCTTTGATACGCAAGAAGAGGCTCATGAAGCTTATGTTAACGCTATAAAAGAGATTTGATATGCTTGAATTTGATAGAATATACAATTCCGACTGCATAGAAGGAATGAAACAAATAGAGAGCGGGAAAGTAGATTTAATTGTTACTGACCCACCATATTGTATCTCCTATAAGACCGGATGGAGAGCAGACGACCATCGTTTCTCTAAGGAAATACTCAATGACGATAATGAGCAATTGATTATTGATTATATGAGCGAATGCTACCGAATTTTGAAGGATGATAGTGCTGCTTATATCTTCTGTAGTGCCAAGACCTTGGACTTTTTTATGCAACAAGCGAGGCACGCAGGGTTTACCATTAAGAATGTGCTCATTTGGCGAAAGAACAACCATACGGCTGGAGATTTAGAGGCGCAATATGGTCAATGTTACGAGCCAATCTTGTATTTGAATAAAGGCAGACGAACCATAAATGGCAAGCGTTTGGAGGACGTATGGGACTTTGATAGAGTTCCATCAGATAAATTGGTACATCAGAACGAGAAGCCAATCCCCTTGCTTATGCAATGCATTTTGAAATCATCGGACGAAGGCGACTTGGTGTTTGATGGTTTTATTGGTTCAGCAAGTACAGCTTTGGCGTGTTTGAGAACGAACAGGAAGTTCATCGGTTTTGAATTGGATGTTGATTATTTCAAGGTGGCGCAAAGAAGAATTAAGGAAGAAATGTTTAATCAAAAAGATATGTTTGGATATGATGGAACTGAATAATATATACCAAGGAGATTGTCGAAAGCTTTTGAAACTGATTGATAGCGATAGCATAGACCTCGTATGTTCCGATGTGGCTTATCCGGTTCAGTCTAGGGGTGGCTCAGGGAGTATGGGAGGATATTGGACGGAATCTCAAACAAGAAAGGGCAAGATATTCAAGAATAACGATATTGATATTTCGGACTACATCAATGATTTGTACCGGATATTAAAGGACAGGTCGCATTGCTATCTGATGTGTAATGATTATAATTTAATGCACTTTCTTGATGTGGTCGGAAAAAGTGAGTTCCATTTTACCAAATGCTTAATATGGGATAAGTGCGCAAAAATATGTGGCCGCTATTATATGGCACAGAAAGAGTATATCATCATGCTACGCAAAGGTGGTGATAGACCGATAAATGAATGTGGTACATCTGATATTCTGAGTGTTCCTATTCCAACGAACAAGCGCAAGGATAAGGATGGTTTGATTAATCAGACTGAAAAACCAGTAAAGTTGATGGAGATACTAATCAGAAACTCGACAAATGTTGATGATGTTGTTCTAGACCCATTCATGGGGAGCGGTACAACGGCAAGAGCTTGCGTAAACCTTGAAAGAAAGTATATAGGCTTTGAAATAAACCAGCGTCAAGTAGATTTTGCCAATAACGAATTAAAGAATATGAGTAGGCAGTTAAGTCTGTTTTGAAACTATGGATATGTGCAAGGTGTTTTGTTGCAATCCTGTTGTAAGAAATGGGAATAAAGAAACAACGGATGCTCTTATAAGAGCTATGAGAGACGAAGCCTTAAAACGAGGGTTGGTACGTGATGAATTGATAGATTTTTGCAACCAATTCATAAGAGAGGGCGAAATCAAAGCTTGTATAGAGCATTTGCTAGATAATTTCAAACGTTATTTTTGGAGGTATCATTGATATGAGAAGAAGAAAGTTGAACAAGTCTCCAGTGCTAGGCTTCTGCGGATTTGTTATCGGTTACGAATGCAAGGAAAAGGGAATAAAGCTGATGGAGTGCGATAAGGCGCAAGCAGATGCAATCATAGTTCCTCATCACTTTTCACACAAGGTAACGAAGAATAGTTGCTTGAATCTTTTGGTATTGTATAAGGATAAGATAAGGGGTGCAATGCAAATAGGGTATGGAATCCGACCGCACATCAAGACTGAAAAGGGCGAAGTGTTGGATTACCATCAAGTGAGGGAATTTGACAGAATGTGGCTGTCTGATGATATGCCAAAGTTTAGCGAGACGATTTGCCTATCTCTCTTGCATAAGTATATTAGGGCAACACATAAGGAAATCAAGTACCTTATATCTTATGCCGATACGTCCATAGGTAATAAGGGAACTATATATAAAGCTGCAAACTATGAGCATATTGATACCATTAAGGCAGATTTCTATGTATTACCAAGTGGTGAGCGTGTGCATCCGGTTACTATGTGGCATCGGCACAAGACAAGAACATGGGAGGTTCTAAAGGAACTATACCCAGGAATAAAAAAGGCAGAAGGGTTTCAACTTAAATTTCTGAAGAAGTTATGAAGAAAAGAAATAAATGTATTCCTTGTCATTTGCATCCAGATCCTGAGCATTGGTTTAGAAAAGGTCAATCTTGGAAGGCGAAGGGCGCTTATGAAAGCGAGGATGATGCTTGGGAGTTTCTGAATCAGAATCCGAAGTTACGGGCACAAGGTATGGCGGTGTATCGGTGTAGGATATGCAACAAATATCATATAGGGCACAAGAACAACAAATAAAAAATATAAACAGCAATGATAGTAATAAAAATCAAAACATGGAAAGACTGGAAGAAGGACTTTCTTGATTGGGTGCAAGAACCTCGACGCAAAACTTGCAAGGATTTTGTAGACTATATGGAGGCTTTGCAAAATCGTGTTCTCTACAAAATAATAGCCGATACTTGCGATAAATACGGCAATATGCGTGAGGGGCAAATCCAAGACATCACAGAAGCAGTCGAAAAATGCGTGGCTGAGTGTGCTAAAGAAGCACGCAAGTTAATCGATGAATGTCAGCCCGTAAAATTCTTCTAAGGCTGTAACTCTCATTACAAGCAACACAAACTCTACACAACAAGCGCAGTCAGCGTTATTTTAAAACATAAATAGTTGAAAATATGAAAAAAGAAGATAGACTTAAAATATATCGCAAATACGATGGTCATTGTGCTTATTGCGGCAAGAGTATAGAGTATAAGGATATGCAGGTTGACCATCTTGTTCCGAAGAATCGAGGGTGTTACTCTCGGTGGAGCAACAAGGCGGGAAAGTTTGTCGTATCCCATGGCGATGATTCCATGGAGAACTATATGCCATCTTGCAGGTCTTGTAATCTTCGTAAGCGTGATATGAGTTTGGAACAATTTCGCTCAGAGATTACTAAACAGGCTAAAGGATTGCTTAATGGTAAGGCTTCTTTCCAAGTAAAGATGTCGCTTGCTTATGGGTTAATCGAAGAGCACTTTGATAGACAAATTGAGTTCTACTTTGAGAAATTTAAATAGTTGAGAATATGAAGAAGTTTAAGAAGTCGATAGAGATTAGCACTGAGAATATTTCAGACGTTCTTCAAGTGCCAATTGTTACAAGTTTATACAAGACTAAGAATTTTAAAAATCCTTGTCTTGAAGGTCGTAGCGTTCCTTATGATACTATAGCATTGATGTATGTTCATATCGAAGGCTTTGATAGCGATTTTTGTATTGACCAAGGCAACATTCTCGCTCTTGATATTTGCGATACTTGGTATGCTTTTTCGAGGCGTGGATGGGATAAACATAAAAACGATGAGGTATGAAGAAAAAAGGATATTACGAATACGACCAGCCCATTTACCCACACTTATTGTGTGTTGGGGTTGGGTTGCAGTTTGAGGATGCAAAGAAAGCATTCTTGAATAATGATGGTACGGATATTGAAAAGTACGATTTTTTTAATGGTGATGGATTTACTTATTACGGACTTCACATAAGAGAAACAGGAAGAAAGTGCGTTCTTGTTTTATTCAGTAGCAGTAAGGCTATGCGTATGAATGTAATTTGTCATGAGGCTAGTCACGCTTGTGATGCTATCGAGGGTAATATTGAAATGAAACATGGTGGAGAACCATCTGCCTATCTGATAGGTTGGATAGCATCATGTATCAATAAGGCTCGTTTGGGAATTGGAGATTTCGTTGAAATCGTAGATAAGGAAGAAAAATAGCCCAAAGGCAAAATACCTATTTGGGTTTACCCCATCACTATATATAATAATGTAGTGGTGGGGATTTTTGTGTTAACGTCAGCAAATTATTTGTTCATACTATTATAGAGTGTTAAAGGCTATAAGAAACACATTAAATAATTTGCATATTTCGAATATTCTTTGTATCTTTGCATCGTAATTAAGAAATAAAGGTTACTAATTAAAAATGGTGAGACACACCACAAAAACTGTAATAAGAAAATGAAAAAGTTTTTTGAAAACTTATCTGAAAAGTTTAATGATGCGGCTTTTGAGGCGCAGCTTGATGATTTTACTTGCGAGTTTGATGCTATTAACAAACCTGCTGAAATCGTGGTGTCCGTTAAGAGTAGAAAGGTTATCCATTCATATGGAAATATTTCTTCTTATCCATATTACAATGTAGATAAGATTAATATCTATAATGAAGACGGAGAAGACGTGTCTTCAAAATATCCTTTGTTCTGCCAAAGAGTTAAGGATTGCGTGCCTTCTTATAAAGATGTAGAGAATGACTTGATGGAGGCAAATATGAGCGATACCGAGCTTTATTTCGGCTCAGAGGATAATTATTTGCATTACAAGTATGGTAACTAAATGGTTTGGATATGGAGTACGAAAATAAGTTTGTAGGTCTTTCATCTGTAATGAGTCACGACCTTGAAATATTAAGGTATGAACTAGAGTATGGATGGAAATTGGCTCTTATACCAAATGATGTGTGGTACAACTAATTACTTTTAAAATTTCAAATTATGGCATATTATAAAGTTAGTGTAGATGTATCGGATTTATTCGATGATATGCTCGTCCATGCACAGAAGAGTTTTCTTATTGACAAGTTTTGCTCTTTAGCAACAGACCAGCAGATAGAGGTAGTAAGCGAAATGCTGGAGAACCTAAATGGCGACCAAGTAGCTAAAGTTATAGAAGACGCTTTCGATAACTTGCATGAGCAAGGTCAAGAGCAAGTAATCAACTATGTGAACGAATAAGGCTATGATGTCCGATAAACAATATAGAGTTGCTCGCAAGGGTGTTGTTGAGCAACTTAAATTAGCTCAGAGACTACATTGCAAGCACATGGAGCAGAAGTATAAAGTGGCTTTGGAGAAGTTAGAGAAACGCTTCTTAAAGCCGGATGCTGTGGGCTGCTTCGATTTGGGCGCAAGGGTATCAAATAGTTATTATCATCTTTAAATGGTTAAGGGTATGGAAAAGAAAGAATATTCTGTTGTCGAATTTATTCAATATCTCAAAGATAAGCCATATATTAAGCTTTATAAAGCAGCTCGTTTAGCTGAGATTAATATGAGAAGAGAAATGAGAATATTGCGATATTCCCCGTTTTATTTAGATAGAGAATAGATGTATTAAAATAAAGGTTATGGGAACAAAAGTAGAAGTAAGGACTATTCCTTTGCATGGATTGTTCATCCATAGCAAGCAGGTTTGGCGGTCACTCGGTAAGCTTAGAGCTGAAAGCCATTCTACGACAGCGCAAAAGGTGTTTATGAATGAGCATGATACCGAGGTATCAACTGAGAATGCTGATTTCATTGATGGCTTGAAAGTCACTCCTTATGATGGTGAGCTGCCAAAAATATCAAAAAACGTTGGTAGTATGAGTTACTACCAGTATTGTTTAACGCAAAAATTGGTTTAGTTATGGAAGATTTATCTATTGGCTCAGAAATCGTCTTGAAGGTAGTTGAGGCAGAGAAAGAACAATGCAATGGTTGTTTTTTCGATGAGATATGTAACAATATCTATGAGAATGTTTGCGGAGATTTTGACTGTAGCGCAAGCACTAGAAAAGACGGAAAGGCTGTTCAATTTAAAAGAGTGAAGTAACATGGCTACAGCAAATTTTGAAATTGGAAATAAAGAATTTGAGGTACGTTTCATACGTGAATCAGGTTATCCTCCAACAAAGAATGAACGTGGTTCTTCATTGGTTGAGTATGATGTAACTACATACAAAGATAATCAGCCAATGATGAAGAAGTTCAATCAGAAGAAACGAGTTTATTTCGACCTTGAAGGCAATGTTTATAAGGATAAGCATAGCAACAAGGTGTGGTTTAATCTTTATTACGAAAGGAGGTGAGCAATGATTAGAGACGCTGCAAAGATAATTGTAACACAAACTGGTGTATCACTTAAAGAAGCCTTGACTAAAGAAGTAGTTAAGGCACTCAATAAAGAAGCTTCCATCTATATGAATTATGAAATCCCAGAAGTAAAGCTTGGTGGCAATCCTCCTAGTGGCAAGGAAAATCGCAGAACTAGAAGAATGTTAGAACTTAGAAAAAGAAAGGGTAGATTATGATAGATGACAAAAAAATAGAAGCTGCTGCAAGAAGATACAGCGAAGTGACGGATTGTGATAAGCAAGAAGCCTTATTAATTGAAGAAGGCTTTAAAGAAGGTGCAAATTGGGCTATCAATGAGTTTCTGAAGGACTTGTTGCATCCTGCAAAAGATATACCAGAAGAAGAAAGACCTGTATTAGTTGTATATAAACATGGAGGCTACAGTATTGTGTATTGGGAAGCATATAATATTAGCGGTCAGGTAAATTACTGGACATTAGATATTACTCAGTGGCTCTACGTGGATGAATTATTTCCAAAGGAAGGAGGTGAACATGATTAAGACAGTTACTATGTACTCTGTCGTTTGTGACATATGTGGAAAAACATTCATTGATGAATTTAATGGCATTGGGGCTTGGTTGGACGAAGGAACTGCAAAAGAGCAAGCAATGGAAAGCGGATGGGCAGAGATAGGCGATAAGCACTACTGCCCAGACTGCTATGGGTTTGACGATGAGTTAGATGAGTATGTTCCTAAAAAAAGAAAGGAGTAAGAAAATGAAACAGAAATTATTAAGTATCAAATATAGGTTAGTTGCTTTGTGGTGGTTCTTAACAAGAAAGAACTACTACCTTCTGTCATACAATGGCAGAGTAGGTAAGACATTGGAAAGCACTAATATTGTAATTCCCGAGTTCATTGAATGGGTAAGAAAGAAGCATGGTGTGCCTACAAATCATGAGATAATCATGGAGTTGAAGAATATTGGTAACATCTGTAGAAGTACAGATATTCTTGCATATAATGAGATTAAGGTATTGATTGAGAAACTTGAAAAGTAAAGCGTATGTTGTACGAAGCAAAACAGGGAAGTAAGGCTTATGGATACATTAAGAGTATTCTCGATGCAGAATTTGAAGAGCATCAAGCCTACATGAAAAGAGTAGAAGAAGCCGTAGGTTTCAAATTTGAAAAATATCAGGGCTATCAGCCTAACAGAACTCTCACAAGAGTGTACGAGATTACCGCTATATGGGTTCTTTCTGAGCGTTACGATACGTTAGATAAGAAGGTGTGGAAGAAGATAGACGGTGTAAAATTGGAGGACGGTTACTATGTAGCTATTGCGCCTAACAAGCGTAGTAAGCAAGGTAAGGCAATAGCAGCAGTACTTACATCATATAAATCCTTTACTCATCATTTCAAGATATTGAAGGAACTGAATATCGAAGTTCCGCACGTCAGCCGATTCTCCATCACCCAGCTTTTACGTCACAAAGACCGCATTTTCGTTTACTTCGATGATAGTATTAGAGCTGAAAAGCAAAATCCAGACTTCGTGGAAATCACGATAGGTGAGTATGAGGATTTCATTAATGGTAAAGACTAAGCGTATGAATACAAACAGCTATTTACGAATAGAAAAGGGATTTGATATATCTAAGATAACTGGGGTTATTCCTCAGAATATTGGAGAAGGATTTCAGTTTGATCTTTCTGATAAAACATATACAACTATGGGTAGCTATACTAAAGACAAAAAAAGACTCATGAATATCGTAATTAGTTCTTTTTGTGGTCTTTGTAGTGAAGCAATACATTATTACGCAAAATTGTATATTAAAGTAAGCAATGTGTGTGGTAACAGCTCGGTAAGTGGATATTTGGGTGGAATTGAAATTCCAAATGAATATCAAACCATCGAAGGGGAGTTTGTTAGGCCACTCACTCAAAAGGAGAAAGATGAGCAAACAGGCAGATGGGGCCGCTGGTATCAAGTAGGGGATTTAGTTAATGCCTTTGAGTCTCTTGAAGAGATAGAGAATTTAATTAAAAACCTCAAAAAGAAGTTCTCTTCTAAGGAGTGGAAAGTTGAGATAAGACGCGATTATTAACCGCCTTCTGGCACAAATAAATAATAATATGAATGCAACAGAAGCAAAGAGAAAGTTGTGTGAGTTGAGAAGTAGTCTTAGAGACAAAGAAGCAGACAAGGCTATTTGGATAGCCATTCGTGCTATTGACACTTGCACAGAAAATGGATTTATTGTAGAAGATTGATTAACTATCCGCAAGGATATAAATAAGATAGTGATATGCCAACAGGATTTACAGCACCAATATATGATGGTGAAGATATAACATTTGAGCAATTTGCAAATAGTTGCTTGCGTAACTTCGGTATCTACCTAAGATTTGAAGGAAAATATCCTAACCTTAGTAGATACGAAATTCCTGACAAGATATGTCCTAGTGATTATTATAAAAAGAAATACGAAGAGGCAAAAGCTGAGTACGAAAAGCATTTTGCATCCCCTAAGACAAAGGAAGAACTTGAAGCAGAGTATCTTTCTTATGTCAATGGTGTAATCAAGGGAAATGAGGATAGATTGAAAGAGAATGAAGCTCTCAAAAACAGATACAATGCAATGCTATCCAAAGTTAGAAGATGGACTCCACCATCCAAAGAATACGAGGGTGTTAAGGACTTTATGGAAAGTCAATTAATTGATAGTTTAGATTTTGATTGCCGCCATGTTTATGTGGAGAATATCATCCCTAAAGATGAGTGGATTCAAAAACAAGCTAATCGCACTGATTTAATAGAGTCTATGAAGTATAATTTGGAGCAGTATAATAAATCTGTAGTTGCTGCCGAAAAGGATACTCAGTGGCTCAAAACATTTTCAGAAAGCATAAAGAAAGTAACAGAGTAACTAACCACCCTCTCCTGTAAAAGGGAGAGGGTAAAAAGAATAGAATATGGAAGATTTTTTTGGAAAAGAAATTGGAATTGGTGATAAGGTTTTATTTTCCAATTGCAATAATGAACGTATCCTAATAGGAAATGTTACTGAAACCGGTATCACAAGGGTTAGAATAGAAGCTTTTGATGATGAAGGTGAAATTCATCATCATACGAGATTCGGAGGGAATACGGTAATCATTAAGAAGGCTAAGCAATGAGCAAAGAAAAAGCAATAGTTCACATTAATAATGTTTCCAAGATTATTGGCTCAAAAAGAATAAAATTAAGTGAAGGCACTACAATTCATATTCAAAACGAGTTAGTCTTGGCACTTAAAGAGTTGGAGGGTTATTAATATGAATAAAGTAGAAATGAAAAGAGCACAACTATCAGAAAAGTTTGGCCTATATGCAACTTGTGATTTTTTCTGTATGTTTGCACGTTGTAGAAGAAAAATTCCACCAGAAGCTTGCTATGACTCAAGAAGGGAAATAGAGATAAGGGCGCATTGTAGAGAAGCGGAAAACGCACTCGCTGCTCATTACAATATAAAATTGATAGATTAATAGTTATGGTTGGATTTTATATTGTGCTTACCCTAGCTGTTCTATATGTAGCTTTTATGGGTGGAGTTATCGGTTATTTAATTGGTAAATATTGGAAGATATATATATGAGCATGCAAATATGTAAGGAAGCCTATCAAGAATTGATAGACGGAGATATAGAATGGCTTCTTAGACAGCCTAGAGACCTCGAAAGAGATCATATAGAGGCAGTGCTAAGAAAGAGTGTTGAACTTTTATACGGGAAAGAAGAATAGCTTATGTATAGACCGATTACAATGTATCAGATTGTTTGCGATAGATGCGGAGAAGTATTTGGAGGTACAGATACTTGCTCTGCACTATTCAGTAACAAAGAAGTTGATATTGGTGACTACTCTGATTGGGAAATGATAGATGGCAAACACTATTGTCCCGATTGTTATGAAGTGGAGGTCATTGATGGAGTGTATAATGTTAAAGCAAAGGAGAAATAGGTATGGAAGTATTAAAAGACATAAGTCAGTTAACAAAAGGTTGCGGAGTGACATTTATTAAAAATGATAATTTCCACTTCTACGAGTACCTTATGGTACACCCTAATCGTGAAACCTATTATCTTTTTATAGATAACTGGACGCAAGACATTGTACGAATACACATTGATGACCTCTTGTCAGGAGATTATTATGTTGGTAAGTACGACCGAATCTTCGTCATGGAGAAGAGAAAAAATTTCTTCAGACGAATGATAAAGAATTGTGATAAAAGAATTGAAGAACTTAAAAGTAAGTAGTTATGGCAAAACCTTACAGAATCAAGCATAAGGCTAGCGGGCTGTACTACCAGCCTGCAAGAAATCATAGTAATCTTGGTAAAAATGGCAAGGTGTATATGGCAAACAACTCGCCATTACTAGCAAATTATGGATATGATTATATATCTATTAGTGTTAGAAAAGGCACTAAGGTACATAATATTCTAGAAAAGTTAATGCCCTTAAAAGGCGTAAAACGTTCTTATGGTGCAGAAGTTTGTTATCGTGTTCCAAAGAGTGAATTTGAAAAAGAAGAATTATAGCGTATGAAAACAGAAGATATCAAGTTCAAGGCTAAACGTCTTGACGGAAAAGGATGGGTTTGCGGATATTTCTACGAGGAGAATGATAATACATACATCATCGAGAATCGTCAGAAAGAAAGTAAGTTAAACAGAAATCTCACTTATCAGGTAGACCCTTCTACCGTCTGTATGTTCACAGGATTGACAGATTGTGAAGGTAAAGAATTGTTTGAACACGACCTAATACATTTTGTAAGGTTTCCCGATACTGCCGAAGTGATTTGGTCGGAAGGTAACTGTGCTTTTATGGTAGTCAGAGAGAATAAACATTCTTATTTGCTTCACTATGTTATAAAAATTTGTAGAATAGAAAGAATTGGCAATAAATTCGATAAAAAGAAGTAGCGTGTGGAAAGACAAATAACAATTAGCATAGAAGAGTATAACAAGCTCATTGATATGCACACAAAAAGAGAGGAACTTCCCGAAAAGATAGAAGTAAAGAAGATTTCTTCAAAATGGTGGAGATGGCTCAAAAGAGCATCATGTTCGCTTCTTCATTACAATAAGAATGCGGAGCAGCAGAAACTCATTAAGCGTTGTATTAATGAAACTGCAAGTACCATACGAGAGCATCTCATAAATGGTTATTGGAGAGGTGATTTATCTGATTATTTTAAAGATGGCAATTTTGATGTATCATTAAAACATTACAAAGATACTTCCTATTATAATGTTATGCAATGGCTGGATAAAAAGAAGTAGCGTATGAGACTTAAAAAAATAAGAAATGAATAAGGAAACTAGACTAAAGGTATATCGTATGTATGATGGTCATTGTGCCTATTGTGGCAGGGCTATAGAGTACAAGGATATGCAAGTAGACCATATTGTTCCCAAAAACAGAGGAATGTATTCCAGATGGGATGAGAAACAAGGCAAGTTCGCAGTAACTCAAGGCGAGGATAGCTTAGAGAACTATATGCCAGCTTGCCGTGCTTGTAACTTCCGTAAAAGGGATATGACCTTAGAACAGTTCAGAGCAGAAATAAAGAGGCAGGCGGTTGGCTTGCTAAGTGGCGCTGCCAAGTTTCAAGTGAAGATGAGTATTGCCTATGGTCTTATTATTCCTCAGTTCGACAAGAAGGTAGTGTTTTATTTTGAGAAAGTTAAACGTAAAGATTAAGAGATATGAATGAGTTTACAAAGATTTTCGCAAAGACAATAGAAGATGAAGCTATCAAACAGATAGAAACCCTATCTAATAGCGAGGCTTACAATAGTTGTAAAATAAGAATAATGCCAGATTGCCATGCAGGTAAAGGATGCACTATTGGCACGGTAATAGAGCTTGACAACAGAGTAGTTCCTAACACTGTTGGAGTAGATATAGGCTGCGGCATGAAAGTCGTAAGACTTGGTAAAGTTGATATTGACTTGCAGAAATTTGATGAAGCAGTCAATAAGTTGATTCCGTCTGGTTTTAATGTCAACGAGGGAGAAGTATCAGCCTACATAAACGGATTGGTTGATGGTTGTATGTTTGGCAAATTCCGTGCTTGGGATTGTCTTGACAGCATGGAAATAGTATATCGTTCTGTTGGAAGTCTTGGCGGTGGCAATCACTTTATTGAGTTAGATGCAAATGAAGAAGGAGAGAAGTTTCTTGTGATACATACAGGAAGTAGAAACCTTGGTGTTAGGGTATGCAACTATTACCAAAAACTTGCCTACGAGTATTGTCGTAAGAAAATAGCTGATAAGTCTGAGGTTATTGCCAAGTTGAAAAGCGAAGGAAGAGAAAAGGAAATACAGAGTGCTATCAAGTTGTTAGGTACTAGAAATATTAGCAAGGAACTTTCTTACTTGGAGGGCGATTTGCTTAATGATTACTTAAATGATATGCGTATAGTTCAGAAGTATGCCGAGCATAATAGAAGAATTATAGCTAACAGACTCGTCAATGCTCTAGGTGTTGATATTGACCCAAATTCAGACAAGCATTCTTTTACAACTATTCACAACTATATAGATACAGACAAGGGCATATTGCGAAAAGGAGCTATCAGTGCAAAGAAAGACGAGATTGTCATTATTCCTATGAATATGCGTGACGGTTCTCTTATCTGTAAAGGTAAAGGAAACAAGGAATGGTTATGTTCAGCCCCACATGGAGCAGGTAGATTGATGTCTCGTACGCAAGCGAAGAAAGAGTTATCTATGGATTCTTACAAGAATGAAATGAATGGCATTTATTCTAGTTCTGTATGCGAAGAGACGATTGACGAAGCACCTATGGCATATAAATCAACAGAAGAGATTGTTGAGCTAATAAAACCTACGGTTAATGTGATAGATGTCATTAAACCAATTTACAACTTTAAAGCAAAATTATAATGAGCAAGGAAACATTTGACTTCTCGGAGGCTCTGAGAAGAATGAAGGAGGGAAAGAAAGTGAGAAGAAACGGCTGTTATTTTAGTTTGTCTATAAACAAGTATAAAGAAATATCCATCTTGTACCAACAAAGTTCCATAGAATCATTCACCCATGTTGTACCACATTATTGGCATTTCTTCTCCTTGGATGATATTCTTGCAACAGACTGGGAGGAGGTGGAAGGATGAAAAAGAAAGTATTGACCCTCACAGTCAGCAAGCAGTGGTTCGATATGATTGTGGCTGGCGAAAAGACAGAAGAATATCGGACGATTAAAGGTTACTGGACAGTTCGACTTTATGATGTTTTTGCAAAAAATCCTACGAAGTATTTAATGGATAAAAAGATAAGCGGAGATATTGATTATCTAAAACTGATGATACGTTGTAACCATTTTATCGCAAAACAATATACCCACGTTCTCTTCATCAACGGCTACCGCAAGGATAGTCCACGAATTGAGAAGGAAATTGAGAGTATCACCATCGGTAAGCCAAAGAAGGGAATGTGCCCAGACAAGTGGCTTGATACCGAGTTTTTTATCATTAAATTCAAGTGATATGAATTACATACAATGTGATGAATGTAAATATAGATTAGTCTGTAACGGAGAGCCACTTACTAGTGGAAGTACAGGAAGTTGCGACCATCGTGTTATCAGCAATACTCCTATATTTCCAAAGATTAAAACACCACCAGATGAAAGATACGCTGACATTTGGAATTGGTAAATATTCATAAATTAAGTTTAAGGGATATGAAAATAAAGAATTTACCTAAGAAGATTTATCTCAATATCTGTAGCAATGAAGATGAGGTAGATTACAATGAGCTTAACGGAGTAACGTTCAGTACAGAAAAGGTTGGTGTTACCGATTGTGATACGGAAAACATTCCTTACGTGAATGCTGCATCATTATGGCACGACCTAAAGGAAGAGAAGCCACCATTAAAAAAGTGGGTAATGTTCCGATATAGTGGAGGTGGCGTAAATCCTACGGCTCTTCATTATGGAGCAATGAGTGACGATATATGGGTTGTCACAAGAGGAGACGGAACACAGCGTATAGAAGTTCTGTACGAGTGCTACGATAAGATAGAGTGGTTTGACTTTGATGAACTAAAATAGCGATAGCGTATGACAAATAAAGATTTTTTTAATGCGTATCGTGGAGAGCCTGTTCTTTATAAAGGTAATGATATTGGTGCATACGTTGCAGGGTATGTAGAAGAAAAGTATATTATCCTTGGGTTCTACGATGACAAAGGATGTATTCTTGCTTTTAATACAGGTGTGAATGTAGATGAGGTGTATGAATCATACCGATTCGCAAAGTTGAAGTATTTAAAAATAATAAAGAGTTAAGTGTATGGAAAAAGATAACTATTTTTTTAAGCTTTTATTTATTCTTTTTATATTAGGAATTTTTGCTTATATGGGTATTAATGATAGGTCTCATAAAGGTAAAACTTTTTGGTATGAAGTAATAGATAAACGAGAGTCTGTAGGAAGTCACTTCTCAATTATTAACAAGGGAGTGAGGACAGATTATAATATAATATTCAAACGAATTGATAACGGAAAGCTGTTCCCATGTAAAGATGTGGAGTATGGAGACTATATTCAATATCAGTTAAACTACAAATACTCCATAACAGAGGAAGATATGCAAAGGCTTTCAGGTATTTATAATAGGGATTTCTATAAGTAATAAAAAAGAGAATATGAAGAAATATAAATATACGAACAAAGAGGAAAGACCAATACCCAAATATAAGAATGGTGATATTGCTTGGTATATTGATGGATGGTTTGATGCCCCACAACGCTGTATAGTAAAGGGATGCTGCAACGTATCTTGGTTTGAGGGGAACGAATTTAATTCATCGGGTTGGTGGATAGATTATAGATACAAACCCGACCATTGTAAACGAACCGTACAGCATACAATTAGAGAAGAAGAGCTTTTTGATACCGAGCAAGAGGCTTTAATTGCATTGTTCGAGAAGTTTAAAGATAAAGTAAAACGTAAAGTAGAATTCTTTAATAAAGAGTCAAAAAAGCTTGGTATTAAACAAGAGTTGCGATTGCTTTAAAAAGGGTAGGGGAAGTTATTCTTCCCCTATCTCTTTTAAACCTAAATCTATTAAGAGCTTATCCAATATCTCATTCACGTCATTACGGAAACTTCGGTAAGTAACATAATAGAAACTGATGTTTTTGTAATCATGGCTTACATTAGAACATGTACACCCCAAAACCTTAGCGATTTTTTCTCTTAACCCTCTTCTCATCTTAGAACCGCCAAGGGCACTAGGAGAATAAAGATAAAGAATAACAAAGATAAATTGCTTGCGTACCATTGTGGAATTTCGTCCGGCATGATAGCTCATAAACTTATCGTAAATATTGCCTACTTGCGATAAATCTTGCATCAATGGAATGGAAAGACTTATTTCTTCCTTGGATAAGATGGCCTTTGTTTCTCTAATCCATTTTATGCGTTCCATGATTTTCTTTAGATTCATTTCAATGTCTGGTTCTTTCATTCTTTTCTATTTTTAATCCAACATTTCATAGACGAAGTTAACCTCGTCTGCATCTATTTGTTTCCTAAACTTTTCTATGTTAGAAACTATCAACGAGCAGTGCTCGTACGAACTCTGCCCATTGATAACTTTTTCTATTCTTGTTATTCGGTATCTCATTTTATTTCGATAAGCGTTAAAATACAATACCCCAATAAATCTTTATAGCTGTCTAGGACAGGCTCTTCTTTAGCATCCTCGTTCAAAGTCAGCAAAGAGCAAATACGATTAATCTTCTCTTGCAAATGACCGAAGGAATACGGATAACCATCTTTAGCAAAACATTCCGAAAATGCGTTTCCATACCGCTTATTTTTGGTTTTGAACAATTCGATTTGCGATTCGATGATGTCGTTATAATCTGAAACAATATACCAAGAGAGCGTAAGCAAGGCTTCCATCGCCATTACGCTGATATGGCTTCGTAAGGTTTCTTTGTCTTTAGAAGATGCTCGTATCTCATACATAAGACGAAGGAAATTGGCTGCGCTTGAAAATAATCCGAGCTTTCCGAAGTCCTCCCTTAGAGATGATACGAAAGCGGCATTATCCTTGCATTCAATCATGTCTGCCAAACGTCTTATCACAAAGATATACTTGTTAGCATATTCGCAACACCCATTGTTATTTTGTTCCACCATGTCCGTATCCTCCTCCACGATTATTTTCCATATTCAACTCTCCAAGTATGCAATCTGGATTTTCTACCTTGCGGAATGCGCCCTGGCAAACACGAGTGCCTTTCTTGACTACGAAAACATAATATTCGTAATCTGAATCTAGTTTGAATTTGCTATCCTTTGTCGGCATATAACGGTCGGAATTAACTCTATAAAGCGCACCAATATCGTTTCTATAGTCTTCATCGACCAAACCTAGACAAATATCAATGTCCGCTCTAACATTAGTCATGTAACCAACTTGTGTTTCGTTCTTGCCAATAAAGGCCACATCAACTTCCATACCTTTGTCAGTAAAGCCAGAACGTGAACGAATATCCAAGCCAACACCTTTAGGAAGTTCAATTCCTAAATGTAGGTTGATGTGACCTCTACCCATTTTCACCCAAGGCATATTCAACACTACATCTTGTGGGCAGTAAAAATCAACTGCCGCTGCATTACCTTCCTTATAAGGAACGCTACCACCTCGCAAGTCAAGTACATAAGCCTTGCCTTGTGCAACTAACTTTTTTATTAACTCCTTATCCATTGTATATAAAGCCTAAATCATTTAAAGTTCTACAATTCTTAACCAGTCCTTTTGCCCATAAATTGCGCAACTCAGGTAACGGGTCTTTTCCGTACCTATTCTTTATGGTTGCTAAGGTCAAGATTTCCGGTTTAATATGTTTATCTCTTTTCTGCTGCCTTAGCTCCTTCAGAATATTCACTAAATCTTCCATTGACGAAATTCTCCATTGTTATATTGTCAACACCAAATTTATCAGCCAGATTATCGTTCCCAATAATCAGCCAATTAGATTTGTCTTTGAGAAACTCTATACTCTCGGTGCTTTTTGCAGCATCAACAAAAGTATCATCAATATTATCAGTAGAGCAATATGGAACTACCGCATTAACTGTATACATAGCAATTTCGTATGAAATAACCGATACCATTTTCTTGAATGTTATATCGCTTGAATACATTACTTGGTTCTTGTCATATCCTAAGATGTTGACACGGACTATATTATTATCTGCTTGCAACGCTCTAAAGAAATCGTGCTTTAGCTGAAAATCCGTAATATCTACAGGATGCTCGTTACCCGATGGAATACTTATAATATCCAACAGGCTTACAAAAATAACTTTTTTATTCATTGTCTTCATCTGTTAATAATTTATCTATTGTTTTTTCTAATTCGTCTAATCTTAGTGTATAATCCTCTTCGTAAACGCATGTCAATGTAGAAATAAAGAACTTATCATTATCTGTTCTCAATTCAATCTCCATGTATTCCTCGTAATAGCTATCATATTTAATTGCTATCGAAAAGGAGTTCATGTAAGCTGGATTAAACCTCCTCTGCAAAGCTTGTGCTCTCGTAAACGCATCATTGAATTCGTTTGTCATGGTTCAATCTTTTGTGTAAGCATTTCTCTGTTCTTTGCCATTGCATCATGGAAGCCTAAATCGTATCTGTCGGTCTGCTCCAGCTCATAGTTCCGCTTTATAAGTTCACTTGTCTGATACGAACTCTTTGCAAGTTGAATCTTAAAATAGACAAACTCAACAAACATAGCCATAAAGCAAAGAACAAAACCGATAATTACCGCTGCCTTTGTGTACTCCTTGCAGAACCTTACAATACACTTAGCAACCCAGCAAGTTGTACTAACTATGCCTACAAGTACAAGGTAAGGAATTCGTAAAAGAACCTTGCATAACATACTCATAGTACTCTTCGTATAAGATGCGAAATCCGTACTCGTAAAAACTAACTTTAACTTCTTCATATTTTAGCCTATTTAATGTTTATCAAAAGTCTTTTGTTAACGAACCACAACAAATCAATACCATTCATCATGCAATATCCGCAAAGCATGCCAATCAAGATTATTATCTTCTTGAACACTCGGTAATGTGTCATTTCAATCTTCAGCATAGACATCATCAAGTCTTCAAAGGAACGGTCTCTCATTGAATCTGGGTCTAGCCTCAACGATTTGACATTCATCTTGTACTTATTGGCCATTGAGAATAATATAATAGCAAACTCTGCTAATTTGTCCTCTAGAGTTCCGGCAACGAGTTTAGAATATATTTCTATCGTACCACGTCCATTAACATTTTCATATTCCCAACGTTTGGCGTTGAAACGACCTTCGTATTTGCGCATTTCTACAATAGCGTCAATTACGTTGAATGTTTCTGCTCTTTGGGTCTGGCTAGCAACATCAAAGTTGCAAGCCTCTATAATCTGTTCTATTTCTGCTATCTCCATTTTATACTATTGAATCTAAGTCAAAATCATTAGAAGGAATGAAAGCCACATGGTCTTTCTCCCTTGTCATCGTTTTCTCTCCTGTTCGCACGCAATTAATTTGCTTGGGATTTTTATGTCGTACCACAAATGTTCCAAAGCTGCGTATCATAACACGGTCTCTGTTGCGCAACGATTGCTTTGTGAGGTCTATGAAATAATTCACAATGGCTTGAACATCATCCTTGCGGAACTTTTTGCCATTTACATCTCTAAGGTTCTTAATGATTGCCTTGACAATTTCTTCTTTCTTCATATTCTCTAAGTTTTTTATTCCCTAAACTTCTAATCAAGTCGTATGGGTCTATACCATATTTCTTAACGAAACATTCTCTTAGCTTGCATATAGCCTTAAAATCTGCATTTGTTGTATTCTTGACTATCATATAAGCTGAGTCTAATCTAACATCAGCTTTAGGAGCTTTTACCCGAAAAATCTTGTTGCCTTTCTCGTCTTCGATAAGTTCTATATTAACTTCCTCGCCCTTAGCTTTTTTTCTTGCCGCCCATTCTTCATAAGTGATGGCATTTTGCTTGATAGCCTCATCTTCTTTAGCCTCTTTCTCTTTCTGTATATTTGCCTCTACTGCTTTTATGGCATCTATACGATGGGAACAGAAAGTATTCAAGCTCTTTGTTATAACTTGCGGATTTGGCTTCTTGTAGAATTTCTCAAACTTTCCGGCAATAAACATCTTGAAGAAAGTAATCAGCTCGTTCAGATTAAGGAAATAATACTCATCCTTTATAGCATTTGCAGTCATTATCTTGATATTGTCAGTAGCCTCATTATTTACAAAGCCACAAATACCATAGACATCAGAAACCCATGCTACAAGCCATGTTATTGCACTTCCTTCTCCATAACACAAGTCAAGATAGGTAAGTGTTGGTGCGTTGCTTTTAAAAGCTTTCCCGATTGGCATCTTACTACCTACTTGGCTTGATGGAGAGAAAGACATTAGAACGTTATCGAATGTTCCGTACTCATTGAATATTCGTTGCTTTTCTCTGTTGATTGAGGCGCTGCACGAGGTCGGCTGATTCTTGGTAATAGCCTTGCTCTGCGTCTTTATTAGTCCCTTGCTTTCTATCATCATAATTTCCTTCCAATACTTTAACAAAATTATTTGGTCTCATAATCCAATCAAAACTCGCCATCCATCCATTACTACCATTAAGGAATGAAGATGCTGCCGCCTTGTCAATCATCAACTTCATCTGCTCACTCCCATATTCTTTAAGCCGTGAATTAATCATTGACTTTCTCTTCGAAGTCAGGGCATGAACAAGAGGCATTCCTCTTCCAACGATAACCTTATTGAAATATTCGCAAACCTTCTTTGCTTTATCATCCACTTGTTGTACACTAGGGACGTTGTTCAATGCTATTCGTTCAGGTTCGTTCTTGTGTGGTTTAGATTCTTCACCTTCAGCAAATTCTATGTTGTCTTCATGCTTCCAAATAAAGACTTTTCCGCTACCGATAGATAACATTTGTTTCTCAAATAGCCCCTCAATAGCTTTTTTTACCTTTGCCACCGACATACCTATCTTATTCGATAATTCCTTGTTGCTCCCATATACATATCCGTCTTTGTCAGCATTAAATGACAGACGTACGAAAGCGACCAATTCATCTGCATCCAAGCTACACGCTTTTTCGTCTAATTTTACTATCATATCTTAAAAGAATGTATTTGTTAATTGTTTATTTCCACTCATTATTACCCACTTTCCTTTGCCGTTTAGGTCTAGCAATTTCAAGTCTTCAACTTTCCCGAACCTCTCATAAGTACCGCAGAGGTCAACAAACCAAGGTTGTTTCCCTTTTGATAGTCTAAGAAGTCTTCCTACGACTTGATAGTATTGCGCTAATGAACGTGTTGGCTTTGCATACACGACCGTATCTAACTCCGGATAGTCAAAACCTACGACCAATATTTGACTATTTACCAATACCTTAGTCTGACCATTACGGAAACGCTCGATGATTGCTTCACGTTCTTTCGGTGGTGTCTCGCCACAGACCATTTCGCAGTTAGGTATGGAATATGTCAGTTTCTGAGCCTCCTTAACGAACTTCGTAAAAACCAAGATGCCTTTACGCTGTCCACCTCGTTTAGGATTAAGCAATCTTTTAACAACACTAACTAGCCATCCGTACAAATCTACACGTTCATATTCTTGCTTGACACTTTGGTCAGTGTAATCACGGCAAGTTGAATTGAGCTGCAAGTTTCCTTCGTTCCATTGTGGTGGTGGGCATGTGTAATAGTTCGGAAGACAGATATATCCGTTTTTTGCCATATCCTCAACTTGAACATAGTAGATAAGCTCCTTGAAAATCTTGTCTCTACTTCTTGTCAGAAACTTCAGTATGCTACCATAGTTCTGATAGGAATACAGACGGAAAGGTGTTGCGGTTAAACCTATGACCTTGCTCTTTAATTTATCAAGAAACTCCTTATACATGCCGGATTCAGGTTTCACTAAATGAACCTCATCAATCAATATGTACTTGAAGTCAGTAAACAATTCGGGATGTCCTTTCACGCTACCAATTGTAGCAAAAGTAACATCGCTGATTTCTTTTGATTTAAAGCTAGCGGAATAGATGCTGGCATTATCAAATCCATAAGAACAATACTTCTTGTAGTTTTGTTCCAAAATTTCCTTAGTAGGAGAAAACACAAGCACTTTATCTTTGAGCCTAGCAGCTATATCTGCCAAAATCAATGATTTGCCCGATGCAGTAGGGAGCACTTCCAGAGCGTTCCAGTTTTTCTTCTTATCCAAGAAAAACTCAACCGCCTTCTTGCTTGCCTCTTCTTGATATGGTCTTAATTTAAACTTCATTTCACAAATAATATGAAATCACTTTTGTTACTATATAGGAATGCACAAGTCTTATGCATAACAAAAGCCAATAGAAAAATGACCTTACAGTTTTTATGGTGTGTCTCACCAAGACGATTGCAAAGGTACGAAGAATAATTTAATAATGCAAATAAATTAGTGTCTATTGTTGAAGCTGTAACATTATTTAAACCTTATTGATTATCTTTTTCTTCATTCATTTTCAGAATTAGAGCCGCATAGTATTTATAGAGTTCCTGTAATTCAAAGACCGACCAATTCTTTGCTTGATGCTTCATTACTTCCAGTAAATCGACTTGTTGTTCTCCGAGCCGCTTTACTTCTTCCATATCTAAAGGAACGTGAGGATGCTTTTGCAAATAAGCCAATCTTCCAAGCTTCATTACTAAATTCTTTCTATAACCGATAAGATGGTCAGAAGAGAATCTGTTGCATCGTTTGCATTCCGCATTCTGATTACGTGTATCAAAGCGCAAACTCATATGAGTTCGTCCGCAATAATGCCCATTGTCGGCTTGGTCGATTGGCAATATTCGTCCACAACTGATACATCTGAAGTACTTATAGTGAAACTCTCTAGAGTCTCTCATGCGGATATAAACCGACATAAGCCTATCTAGTTTGTCAACCCACTTTTGCTTCTCGCTCCTTTGGTGTTTAGGCTTCTTTCCTCCTTTGTTAAATCTATCATAATATCCCATAATCTTTATCCTTTATCAAACCAAAAGTCATAGTTGCTGCTGTGGGGGTCGAACCCACAACCTTTTTCCGATTTGGGCGGACGTTCTACCATTGAACTAAGCAGCACCACCCCATAGGGGGATTTCAAACTAATTAAATAATAAGAAAAATGAAAAGCCTTACTCCTTTGGTTTACCCATATGCAAGAAAACATCCATGATTGATGTTTCCTTAAGGCTTGTAATATTGTAATCAATCATAGTCTTACCCATAATCTCATCTACATTCTTACGAGCCTTCTCAATGGTATCACCCTGCACAAGATAACGAACCTTGGTCTTCCTCTCCTTGCCAGATTTTTCGTCAATAGTAATCATGTTAATACTGCAATCGTAGTATTTATCCTCACTATCTACCTCTGAAAGGAACAACTCAGAGAAACCTGCTTTCTTCATAGTGACAATCTCCATATCACCATTTGTGTATACCGCCATTTCTTCTGTAGTCTTAGCCTCGCATTCTGACCATGACAAGGCATCTACAACATATTGCTCTGTAGTTTTAGCGTTCGTTCCGTCTTCTAGAGTTTTCTCATAACGAACACCTACGATAAAATACTTTCCTGTTAATGATTTCATATTCTTTCTTTTTATGTTAGAGAATGTGGTATCGGTGAGGCTTGAACTCACGACCTAATGTTTAGGAAACATTTGCTCTATCCAACTGAGCTACGACACCAAGCATCCTATAAAAACTCTTTATTTAATTCTGCTTGCCTCTCCACCTGCGTCTGCCATACCATATAAGCATGGTCTTGTGGAGTAGGTATGTATAATCCTCTTTCCATAGAGCAATGATGAAGCCATCGGTCTATACATAAAGACATTTCTTCTTTGTCAAGGTCTGGTATGTGCCTCCAATATTGGAAGGCCTTGCCTTGTTTATTCTCACGCTCCCTAAGAAAAACATCCTTATTTACACGTTTGAACTCTTGTTCGATATAGTCCTTAGTATATCCTTCTTCGATAGCTACGTAAGTGATTGTTACCCACAGATAAGCATTCTGCTGGATTGTCCTAGATTGTTGCCTCTCTTTAAGGTCAACAACAAAGAACTTCTCATTATAATAATCACCTTGTAGTTTCTTGGCTTTGGTTATCATAGCCCTGGTTCGTTCCTCGAACTTTTCAAGCTCGACCGGATTCAACATATTATATACCATCTTTCTTTAATCAATACTCTGTTAATTCTTATGTAATCGATTGAAAATGAGAGAGTTAATTAACGT